GACGCTCCGCGCCGCACCGTCAATCGCGCCGTTTTGGCCGTAACCGCCAATATCGAAAAGGTTCGGGCCGCCGCCGGCCAGGTGCATCCAGTGACCGATAACTCCCCCATAACGCCGGTGTTGGCGGTACGGAATAGCCGTTATTTCGCCGAACGATGGTTTTCGGTTGCGGAATATCACGTTTGCATCTCATACGGTACTGCCGTGAGTGAAAATCCGCTAACATTTGCGGACGCCTCAAAGTTGTCGGCCGTCCCGTTCCACGAAACCGGCATAAAATACCGGGCCGGGAGAAAGATCCTGTCACTTTTAACGAATTCAACGGAAAGCGCGGCCTCGTCAACCTTGACGACAAGGATGGGGTTGCCGAGATTTAACAGCTTGTCCTCAGCGCTGACGGCTATATCGCCGGTGCCGTCGTCGTTGTCCGGATGCGTGCCGTCGCTTGTTTTCGCATAGATTCTTACAGTCTCATCGACGACCGGCGTGGTCGCTGCCGTGAACCAGAACCGTGCGACATATTCCAGAGCCCGTGCGGCGACGCCGAAGTCATGTATTGCGCCTTGACGACCCGTTCCTGCGGGAAGGTTGTTCAGCGTCATCGCGTACGTCCCGGCGGAATCGTGCCATGTAATCGCCGCCTCTTCGTTTATATATTGACGATTCGCCATATTTACACGCTGGTATCAACGCCGGCCAGAAAGTTAACGAGCCCGTTGACGGTAAACTGTAAATCGTTGTCTGTCACAGCCTCACCCGCAGCGTTAACCGTCGCGTTTTGAAGAACGATCCAAATGGCGCGGTCGGCTTCCGCGATAGGAGCAGTGTTACTGGACAGGACGGATACCGCCCAGACGAACCGTTCCGCATGATTAGCCGTCACAGCCCCCTCGTTGCGTACGTCTTCGGCTGCGTCGGCAATCGCGGCGGCGATCCGCTCCCTGAGTGAGACGCTTCGTGTTAAGTCGTATGTGGCTTGTAGTGCCATATCATACCTCTAAACAAAGGAAAGCCCGCTCTTGACCCATTCGCCCATGGGAGTTAAGAGCGGGCTTTGGTCTCTGATCTAAGATAATCGAGTCTTACGGTCGCTACATATATACACTATGCTCGACGGGCTGTCAAGTGTTTTGTTGCTTTTTGTCGGCCTTTTTGTCTTTCTTGTCTTTCTTGGCTTGTTTTACTCTGAGGCTGTTCTCAATAGCTTTGCGCCTTTGCGCGCGTCCACTGTTTCGCTTCAGCGCGTCCACGACTGTTGGGAATTTCCGCTGTCCGACTGACATAGTTAGGGTCCTCGCAACTTCAGTTAGTAAAAGGACAGCGGGAACGGCGATAGGGGGCGCCGCCCCCGCTGTCTGGAAACGTTAATGGTTGCCCATCCCAGATGATGAGCGTGGATCCAGTGCACAACGCACTGGTTGGTAGGCGCATCGCGGCTTTATTAAGCCGGTCAACGCCACAAGGTTGGCACGGTTTTAGCGGCTCGCGTCCGGCATGTACGCATCACAGAGCATCGCCCCCTTGCCATCCCCAGCCACTGATTCGACTCAGGACGTCAAGGGGATTTCCACGAAACAGCGTGCCCCCGCTGAGATTCGCCCGTGTGAGATCTGATCTTGTCAGGTTTGCCCCGCTGAGGTCTATCTGACATGTATCGTGATCTTCCCGATATCGGTTAAACTCCTCAACCTTCCCGGCTTTCAGGAGTTCAATCAGTTGCTTTTTACTCAGTTTCGTCATGGTCGATTCCTTTCGAGCGATTGTCAGCTGTTTTCGTTCACGCTGAAGGTCCTTTTTATGTAACAGATAATTGCTCCAGAAACGCCGCACCCTTGGAGGAAGGCGTGCGGGATCTCTCCGCAGGATTGTTCGATAGTATCTATCCCGATTGTGCAGGCGCCACTATGTTCAACCGATCCTAAGCCCTTCACCGTTCTGAGATTAACCGAGGCGAAGACGGTACTTATTACCCGAGCGTTGTCGAGGTTCGCCCCGGCAACCTCGGTCGTATGAAAGTATGCTTCTCGGAGATCGGCGTCTGTGAGGTCTGCGTCTGTGAGGTCTGCGCCTCTGAAGTTTGCTCTACTGAGGTTTGCCCTGTTGAGGTATGCCCCACTGAGGTCTGCGCCATATAGCCGTGCCCCACTGAGGTTTGCCTCACTGAGGTCTGCCCCACTGAGGTCTGCCTCACTGAGGTATGCCCCAATGAGGTCTGCCCCAATGAGGTCTGCCCAGTTCAGGCGTGCCCTAATGAGGTTTGCCCCAATGAGGCTTGCCCCAATGAGGCTTGCCCTAATAAGGTTTGCCCCACTGAGGCTTGCCCTAATAAGGTTCGCCTCGTTGAGGTCTGCCCCACTGAGGTTTGCCCCAATGAGGTTTGCCCTATTGAGGTTTGCCCTATTGAGGTTTGCCTTAATAAGGTTTGCCCCACTGAGGTCTGTAAGCGCATAGTCAGTATCCTTCCGATACCGGTTAAACTCCTCAACCTTCCCGGCTTTCAGGAGTTCTATGAGTTGTTCTTTGGTCAGTTCATCCATAGTCGCCTCTCCCTGAAGGCATTCTCCTGTAGCGCGTATGACGCGCGCCCTGCTGACACTCGACGACGCCACTGCATAAACTCCAAAGCGATCGCCATCTGCTGAATAATACTTTGGTGTTCCGAATATGGCATTATCGCCAACTCTTCGGCAATCTTACGGAGCCGTAAGTCGGTGATACGCATGCGCCCCCGGCCCAGCAACTTATCGCATGTTATATCCAGTGCATCAGCAAGTTGCTTCACCTTGTCGCTGTTTGGTCGCCTGCTGCCGGTTTCATAATACCAAATGCAGTTCTGTGACAGTCCGGCACGATCTGCTAATTCGGACTGTGTCATCCCCATGTTGGTACGATGCTCCTTCAGGCGTTGCCCGAATGATGAACCTATCGTCTTAGTCATGGATGTTGCCCCGTAACACGGTGTTAAACGCCTTGCCCGTATCCTCGACTTGACGATAGGTCACACCGGCCGAGTCGTATAAACGTCTTGCGATAACGCTTTCACATTCATCGTATTTGTATAAATCAGCATAGATAACTTCGCGGATTCCAACTTGGATAATCGCCTTCGCGCACTCATTGCACGTGAAAAACAGAACGTATATCCGGCAACCGTCAAGGTTGGCTTGGTTCGAGTTGAGTATCGCATTGAGTTCAGCGTGGATGACGGCCTCAGACTTCGCCGGGGAATCCCACGACCACTCCTCATCGGATACGCCTCGCGGGAATCCGTTATATCCGCAACCGACCCTGATATTATTCGCATCCACGATGACGGCGCCCACTTGGGTGCGAGGGTCTTTTGAGCGCTTCGCCATGACCCTTGCGCCCTCCATGAACGTCTCATCCCAAGATGCGACGCCTGTTCGCTTGCTCATTTGGCCTCCTCTTCCTGAAATGACAACACCAGAGACTCGGGATAATCTCCCCGTAGTCATCAACCTGGCAGCCGTAACGTTCCTCCTTCTCGTCGCACTCACAGAGGCCCAGAAAGAGCGGCCCGGCAATCCGCACTTTGACCCGGCGGTGCGGTCAGGCTTGCGCATTAGGCGAGCGTGTTGTTGCGTGATGAGTTCCGGTACCGTCATGTGTTAGTCTCTAAGGGACGCGCGGCGCTAGTCGTTTCTCAGGTTAGCTTTTCATGCCGACCAATCCTCGGTCAGCTGTCGGGTGTGATAGTGAGTGAAGCCCTTCAGCAAGTGAAGAGATCCGCTGTAGTAGCCGTTACTACTGTTCCTAAAGGCAACCGTGCACCGTCCCTTGGGCGTTCGTATCTCATACCCATACACAATATCATGCTCTTGTCGGGTGCGGCCCGGCTGTAAGAACGCGTCCGGGATGGTTCCCTCTTTCAGCGCCTCAACGCTCAACACCACTTGACCAAGCAGTGCAGGTAAGCCGATTATGTCGGCAAACCAGGACTCGGAGCATCAGTCGCCAACAGCCTTGTAAGCAATCGGCTTAGTAAGACGCGAACTAAGGCACCGGCACTCGAACACTAACAACTCTTCGCTTTCGGCAACCCAAACACTATCCACCTTCTCCCCTACCAACTCTTGCATCGTCTCGCATACAGCCTCGGTATCAGGCTTGTTTATCATCATGTCGATTCCTCCCTCTCCACTGCATGTGTTCCAATTAGCGCTGCCCCTCTCACCAGTCGCCGTCGCTGATTGAGACTCGCCGGCATGAGGGCGCAACCGGTTCGCGTTGTAGCTCGGCCTCATCCTCATACGTCCGTCGTCTCAATATGCCCCTCGACTTCGATATACTCCGTTGCGGCGGCGCGGATATAATCGCCTTCGGTCATAGTATCATCGGAGGTCGCACAGCCGCATAGCCTACATACCCACGCAAGGATATCAAACGAATCCGGCCCGCCCAGCCGCCAGTTAGTGTGAATCTCATCACAAAACCGACACTTCGCCTTATCGCCTTCTGCCATCGCAAGACCAGCGAGGGTGTCATCCGACCAAACGGATTCGGAGCCGGCTCGACTCAATAGCACGCTCATACGACCGCCTCGATAAGCCGCTGTGCCATTAGCGGCGGAACAGAGTTGCCGATAATCCGCATCGATAGCGCAATATCCAGTTTCTTAGTGGCCGAGCGTGCCGGCCACTCATAATCATCAGGGAAGGTCTGCATCCGAGCAATGGCAGGGATCGTGACCTTTCGCACGTCGCCGGGGCCAAGTTCGCAGCGGATTGTTTGCCGGTCACAGGAGGCCGTCACTGCCCACAACGGCTGATAGCCGAAACGCACAGTGGGCGGCCGGTAGCCGCCGGGCGCAACTGGGTTCATATCCTTACCCTGCATCACATACGCTCGTGTCGGCGCTCTCAGTGCCTTACCGTCAACGACGAACAAGCCCCGTTTCTTATTACGCGCCTGATCAACGGCGCCCTCTTGCCATTCGGCAAACTTGGACGGCGGGAGCCCGGGGATTAAATCCTCAATTGCTTCGTACCAGCCCAGCCGCCGCCATTTCGGGTAGAGCATCAGATCTCGCCTCCGTGTCGCAATCAAGAATAGCCGTTCTCGGCTCGATGCCACGCCGAAATCAGCCGCGTTCAGAATCGGCGCGTCGATGAAATAACCCAGAGAGAGTAGACACTTCTGAATCTTCTTAAACGGCATAATCTCTCCGCTTTTTGGCTGACTAGCGTATTCTCGAACATTTTCCAGGATAAATACGTCGGGTTTCAACGTCCGAAGAAAGAGGCCGATAGCGTCTCCGACCTGGTGGGCGTCGTCTCGATTGGGCTTGCGGCCTTTATTTAGCTTGAATGCGCGAGAATAAGTCTGACACTCCGGAGACGCGAGAAGCACATCAACGGGTTCAAGCGACCGCGGATCCACATCGCGAATGTCCTTGACCGTGACATGATTGCCTAAGTTCGCAGAGTATACCGTCGCTGTCGCCGAATCGGATTCAACCGCCCAGGCCGGTGTTAGGCCGGCGGCGATGGCCCCTAAGCTGAATCCTCCGCCGCCGCAAAACAGATCTCCGAAAGTCATATCCCGGCCTCCGCTAACGCGTCCGGCAGCCCAACACGCCCCGCCAGATCTTCGTATGTCGCAACACTTAGATTGCCGTAGCCGTCCCGTGCAAAGACTACCGACTTCGCAACCCTAAAATATAGAACCGACTTCGCCCGCCCCGCGACCTTGGCGCGGCGGCCTACTACGGTGTCGTTCCCGTCAATCGTGAACACATCACCGATACGGAGTGTGCGGCTGTATTGTAACGCGCGCCTATAAACAGCCTCTTGTGTCGCTGTCATTGTTCGTCCCATACCTTTCGCTAAAAGCCTTGCGAATATCCCACCGGCTTCGCAGGTTTGACTCCGGACAGACGGCCATTGTCGTCTTCTCCTTTCACAACCTCAACTCGGTTCAGCAACGGCGCGTCATCGCGTATCCGCCGTTCAGCCATCGCCCTGTCATCGCCCTGTCATCGCACGACTCCGGCGGTTAAGCGCGTTCACTCTACAACCCCCGCTTCATCGTTTAGATAACGCTCGTAAATGACCATCTCGTCGGCAAACTGCTTGACGACCTGGCTGTCGTTGCGCTTGCCCTCAATCCGAGTCTTCCCTCGATTGAACGCCACCGCCGTTGACGCATACGAACTGTCGAAGCTGTTTATACCGATGTTTCTCAGTTCGCGGATCCATTCTTTCCGCCCTACGCCGAATGCATGTAGAGGGTGATGCGGCACGGCCTGTCTGACGAACCGGCAAACGTCATACAGGCCCTTCTTTGGAGAGCGCATGCAGACCGAACCGATGGCAATCCAAACGTCTGCCATATCGAACACCCCATAATTCCGATAGGCCTCAATACACTGCTGATACTCGCTCAACTCGTATCCCTGAATTACGAAGACTTTGACGCCGCACACGTTCGCGTTCATGAACGCCAGCGCGTTGCGTAGCGTCTTTCGGAGCGCATCCTGTGACTCAACGCCGTTCTTCGATAGCATGTGCGGCTCCATCGGCAAATCGAGCATGGACACGTAATCGGCGTCGAGGGCGTTGGCCGTCTGAATCACGTAGTCCTGGTTGTCCGCCCAAGAGATCTGTCCCTTCTTCCATGCGGAGATCATGCCTGAATCGATGAACAGTTCTTTCGCCAGGTGGATATGCCGTTTCATCCGGCCAAAGAATAGCTTGAGCCGCCATGCTGATGCGAGGATGCGGATCTGGTTCGGATAGTGTGTGAGGTGATCGGTCCGATCCGGCGTGCAGTGAAAGTAGTGGACGCTCATGTCTGCGAATTCCGTATATTCAGCGCGTGGTTCATTCGCCCGCCCGATTCAACCGCTAGCAGGTAGGCGTTGTGCAGCCGCTCAACCATCTCCCCAAGGCACATCTCGCAATCGCCGAAATCCCCTTCGACATCAATCACAGGCATCTTATGCAACATCTCGCGGACGTCCTGCACGTCGGCCGCCAGCCTTTCATAGTCGTCGTTCATGCTCTCTAAGCCCGCACGTTCTTCCAACAACAATCCATGAGCTAAAGTAAGCCTTTCGATCTCTGCCACTAACGCCTTCCTTATTACTTTCGATTCTTTCATCGTTATACATCTCCACAACTGCTAAGTCTTCACTGTCGCCGATCAGGATAGCCAAAATCCGCTCATACGCTTTCCTTAACCCGAACCCACGCGCCCGCTTCCCCCAGATTCAGCTCCAAATGACGCAAGAACGAAACGATCTGCTCTGCCCGTGATTCCTTCAGGCGACCACGCTTACGATAGATTGCGAAGCCTTCGCCCTGACGCGACACCCGCACGGCATCCGAGAGCGCCGCCGGCTCTTTTGTGAGAAGCATTTGACGTAATTCCGCGAGGTCCTTCTCGTTCGATCTATAGGCTTTCACCAGCGCATTCCGTGCAGTTGCCGGCGACCCGTTGCGCCAGTACGTGGCAATCATGAAGACGATGAACGACTCGTCAACGCACGCTTCTCGACATCGATGAATGAGCGCTTCCCACTGGGAATCCCGGAGAACGTCCTTCAGGTCTGATCGCTGTGCTTGGCGTTGTTCAGGTGACATTTGCCTTTTTCTTTCGTAGTTTGGCGGATAGACGCCTCAACCGCCCCAGATGGTCGTGGTGAACGTCCGGCGGCCAGCTACTTCTATCCATGGTCGTCAGCGCCGAATCCTCATAATGGTCGTCGATTCGGCGTTCTAAATCCGCTGTTTCGAGCCATTCGCCAGCGTTCAACGGTCGTAACACCGCCTTGACGGTCGTCCGATTGTTTCGGATGAGTTCGACAAGAGCGGGCGGCAACTGTCCTTTCCGGCCAGCCCAGATTCTGTCGCCGTCAAGTTTTGGCTGGACGCGGACAAATCGGCACTGTGCTAAGAGATGGTGAATATTTGTTGAGGTCATAGAAGTTGCGAATCCTCATCCTCCGGGACAATGCGCGTCGCATCGTCGTAATACTCCGGGTAGCAATCTCTGATATGAGCGATGTCTCCGACCGTCAAGTCGTACCATTCGCCACCAACGCATTGGGGCTTAAATTCGCGGTGAAGATTACGTTCAGCTCTCATTCGCCGCTCCAATCCCTCACGAATATCCGGCGGCAACACCATATCCGAGACGTCGCCATTGCGCCAGTATTCGAGAGAGTTTTCAATGAATGCCTCGACCGTTTTTGCGAAAACGGTGTCAACGGTTTTCGCCCCCGCATTCACATAAGCATTGAGAAGGACAATGAATCCGTCCACATAACCGCGTCTATATGCCGCTTCCGGTTCATCTTCCGGCGGGAATTCGATGTTGAGTAGTTCTTTCGCTGTCATTGTCCGTAGCATCTCGTTGTATCTCCGTTCTTAGGTTTTTGCACAGGTTATTAACCGGTTTTTACACGCACCAACTAATGGCTGAAAGCCTGTCATAGCCTATCTCTAAGTAGTTATTACCTTTTTACACATAATAAAAACATAGGATTTAGGGGGCATACCCCCCTTGTGTAAAAAGTAAAAACCCCTTCCGTCTAGTCATAGCCTACCTTCTGGCTATGTGTAATAACTGTGTAATAACTGTGTAATAACCTATGTCGCTATTGGGTGACATAAGGGTACTTTTGGGTATAGGGGGGGGGACTTGGGAGTATTTGGTGTAAAAACCCCTTGCGTTCAGTCATAGTCTACCTTACAACCCCGTGTAAAAACCGTGTAAAAACCGTGTAAAAACCTCCTCGGCGTGTAAAAACCCCCTTATTCATCCTTGAGCGGATAAAAGCATTCGGTGGGGCGTCCGCCCTTCTTGCCTGATAATTCCTTGCGACACGTTATCAATGCGCTTTCCGTCAGCGTTGTAACACATTCATCAAGCTGGCGTTTCGACAGCCGCGACTTTCGATATAACGCGCTCCGGAGGACGCCGGGCTTGGCGCGAATGATGTCTATCACTTTATTCCTGTTCGCCATTTCTTCGTTATACGACACTTTGTCCAGCAGTAGCGCTATGGATTGCTTCAGATAGTCGCACAGGCGGATGGCGTATTGCATCGCATCCGCCGAGATTTCGCGTCCGGGCGTATCCAGGGCGGTCGTGGCCTGAACGTCAATCTGATAGATTGTGGCAAACTTTAGGCAGTAGGGCATCAGGCGGGCGTAGAATGCGCTGATAAGCCCCTCATGCTCTGTGTTCATGACTGCTTCAGCCTCAAGGCTTGTCGCGAAAGCGGTGAACAGATTTTTTGCCTCATCGGTGACGCTCATCCCGCCGTTGAACATGCGAGTGACAGCGTCCAACTTGTGTAAAAGACCCTCTTTCGCGTCGAGGTGCGGTGCTTCGGGCCATGCCAGGAAACGCCGTTTCTCCGACGCGATGACCCAGAGGAACCTGGGGAGGAACCCGCCGCGCATATTTCCTTCAGAGAGACAAGCGTTGAGCCAGTCAATAGTAGACGCCGCCATGATGTTGACGAACGGCTTTTCAACTTTAAGCATCCCATCCGATTGCGTGCGGCGATGCCACACGGCCGGACAGTCAAACAGCGCAGTTAGATCGGCTTTATAGCCGCGCATGTATGACCGGTGCTCGAACGCTTCAAGTTGAGATGCAATTTCACTCCACGCGAAAAGCCCGTAGCTCTTTTCCGTCGCCAGGTGCTTGACGAACGCCTCCGGCGACATTTGGTCGGGAAACGTCACGGGTTCGCCACACCAATCGTCTAGCAGGTACCGGGCGGTATCGATTGACGTGCTTTTTCGGTATAGCCCGGACGGCGCAACGATTGCCAGCCACATATTGGGGCGGAGCGTCGATTGACCGTAGCGGATATATGAATTCCGACACGCCATCGAGAGAATCGACATGCCGCACATCATCGTGAACTGATCGGGGGCGTCGGTCGTCGGCTCAACGTATTCGATGTAGCTATTCAGGAATGAACTGGGCGGGACAAGATCACTTCGGTGGAACGGCGCGTCTTTGCGATGCGCCTGTGGGTCTGTGATGATTAGCGTGTCGGCTTCGGCCTGGGCGGGAGACGGGATTTGTTCGACATTGCTCCGACCACGTTCAGGTTCCGGCCTGTGCTGCTCCCAGGCGGCTTTGGCGATTCGCCTGACTTCGCCGTCGGAAAGCGGCGGATCGCAGTCTTGGTTCTCGTACAACAGAGCGCTTTCAAGGGCTTCAAGCGTGTGCAACGTCCGACGCAGCGCACACGCTTCACGGTACAGGGTGTCATTGCGCGAACCTTCAGCGATTATCCGTTTCCCCTGCTTGCCCTTTTTTCGCGACTTTCGCTCATTCGCTTTCGGCAATCGGTCAACCAAAAAAGCCGGCATCGGCCCGGCAGGTTCAGTGTTGATTGCGTATCGCTCCCCGGAGATGTGCAAGGACGGTGCGAGTATGATGTAGCCGCCGGTAGAGCGCACGTCGAACAGATCCGCTGTCTCCACGGCATTCTTGAGTGCGACCGGTGACTGCTGGAAAATGACATGATTCCCGCCCCCGCCTGTCCTTTGGATTGTCGTCTGGGGAAACTCATCAGAAAACAGCGCGGTAAAGTTCGCTACAGCTTTGTCGCTGTCTAGGTCAATGCAATCTCTGCCGGACGGGGCGCCCATCGCCGCGCCGATGCTCGCGTGCGGGAATCGCGCCCACCACTTCTCAATTATTTTCAGGTCTGACGTCGCCGCCTTGACGCCCTTGAGTGTGCGCGGGTGTTTAGCGGGACTGCCACAGTTTGCGCCTTTTGGACAACTACATATGTAGCCGTCCGCCGGGCTGTCGCCTAGCAGTTGCGGCTCAAACACCGGAAAGACCGCCCACCCCTGTGATGCGTAATCTAGGGCGGCGTCTAAGTGAGTATTCATCTAGTTTGCCTTGTCTCATCCATGTGGAATGTGATATAATACCCCTGGTTCAGCCGCCTCATGACGTCTTTGGTCAGTCGCGTGGAGCGGCGTTTTTGTGCCCTTTGCCGGTTGGCTCAAGATATGTTCTCTCTAAGCTCGGACGCTCGCCTTTTGTGCGTCTCAAGCAACGCCCGCAGTTCCTTATTCTCGTCCCTTACCCGCTCAATGTCGGCTTTGGCGTACAGCTTCCCTCGCGGCGGGTCGACCACAGGGATTAGCCTCTTCTCAGTCGCCAACTTACGAATACGTGACCGTGTACATCCATAGATCTCAGCCGCTTCGCTTGTCGTTACTAAGCACATTTGCTCTAGTTCTTGGGCTGCGATATTTTTCATTTTCTAGCCACCTCGTCCCTAAGTATAGCACTTTTATCGCCCTATGTCAATAGGCATGTCATCCGCAATCGCCGCGACGCCCGAAGAGCCTTTTTTGTGGCCGCTACGCGTCTTTCTTGTTCCACGGCCTAAACGCCAGCAGGCCCTGAATATCAGGCCACGTCCCATTGAACTGCGCCGCTCGATCATCAAGCGTGATAAATGCCGGCGGCTTCTCTCGCGGGAAATCAAGGCATAGGATGGGCTTGTCGGGAAAGTCCGGTTTTGATAAACCGTTGGCCTGTTCAATCAGTAAGTGCCCCAAATCCTTGGCGCCCTCCGACGTAAGTCCCAGATGCGCAATCTCTTTCCCGAACGCCAGAATAACCTTCCCTTTGTAAGCACTGACTCCCATGCGAAGTTCGCCCTGGTCCTGCGGCGTCAGCATGCCTTCCGGGTACTCGCCCGTGGGGCCGAGATTCAACCGCTCCATTTCCTCCATGAGAACATCGTTTAAGTGGTCTTCATGATGTGACATCTTAATCTCCTTATATCTTGGTTGTTTTGTGCCCCGGTTACTCGCAAGCCCTTTCTTGCTCCTCAAACAATTCCTCACGGGCTCGCACAAGGTCTCCCATAACGCCCTGAAGGCCGTCATGGGCGTCGCCTAGATTTTCTCGGTTCCGTGGGCCGTGTTCAGAAGCACGGCGCCATAAATCCCCCACGCTCTCACGCAAGCGCCTTGCTTGCCCCCAAGCCGCCTCAATTTGCTCTAGTTGCGTCTGCTCAACCTCTTCTGGTACTGCACTCATCTGATTCCCCCTATGTGGCAAAACTCCGGTGTAGCCCCAGGTCTATCAGGGGGCACTTCGGGATGTCGGTCCGTAGATCGTTTGACACCGCCCCCTCGGTTATCATGTACTCCGACGCGCCGAGCTTCACGCATGCGTTGCCTGTCGTTATCGTCTTGAATACATGGCCGTACTCAAGCGCATCAAAAGACACGCGGGGCTCCGTCTCGCTAGCGGCTGTCTTGCCTTGCAACTCTACACGATACATCTCAAGATCGGCCCCTACGCCGCAAGCCGCGTTGTAAGCATTCATTAGCCAGTTTGACCGAGGCAGCTGCTTTGAGTGATGGTCTTTCCATAGCCTCGCCAGATCTGCCTTAAATGCGTCGGCATTCTCAATACACGCCTTTACGTCCTTTAACCGGATCTCCGCCTCTTGCAACACTTCATTCATCTAATCCCCCTTGTCTCTTCATGTAGTCGAGCACGGGTTTCCGTCAACAATACGTACCTCGTTAGCCATCGGCGCGTGACGACTAATCCATGTTCGCAGCGCATATTCGAGATCCCACCCTTCGTCAATCCAGTCGTCCGTGGCTGAATTGCATCTGCTAACGAGTTCGCCATCTCTTTCTTGTTCATGTCGTCACATCCTCCGTTGCCGCTAAACCGGCAGCGTTTCCAACTCCATAATTCTCTTCTCTACGACATCAATACCACTGCGCGGATCGAGCGACAGCATAAGCAAGTCCCCGTTGCCTGGGTAAGACCAATTGATTCCATCAATCGCCTTAATCCGGGCGTGATACGATTTATCGGCGTATACATGAATGCCGTTGTAAGGCATCCTCTTCACCAGCATCTCTTTCATGGCTATCTCCTGTATTCGATAAACATGCTGTGGATAAACACCTTTAAGCCCGACCTGTTTCCTGTTGCGCCCTCATGTGCCTTCGTCGTTCGCGCATCGGGCGGCGCTCTTCGGCCACTTTTAGCACCGCCGTGACATCGACGACGTTTACACCGGTCAAAATGAACGTTGATTCATCCCTCACAATCGCCTCTTGTTTCAAGTAGCGGCGAATCGTGGTGTCAGTCACCCCCGCCCGTCGCGCCGCCTCTTTTATGCCTACCAATTCCATCATGTTCCCCCTTTTCGCCAATTATATCACACTATGGGGCGTTATTTCAACCCTTTTCTTCCTATTTCTCTTATGTGAGCAAAATAAGGGTTGACACCTCGCCCCTTATATGTTATAATCCCCAATGTTGACGGCAAGTAAGACAAGGCGAACCCAACGGAGGCAACGGCATGGTGTTTACATACGACGAGCCAGGCTATATCGCAACACCTGTGGACAACGACGAGTTCGACTCGATTATGTATCGAGATTCAGACGAGAACATACTACAGATCCCCATTGCCCTGGACTACGCACCGAGCATCTCTGAGGTTGCTGTATTTTTGAGGGCCTCGGGCTATAATGGCCCCGCCGATTGGCAGCGTGACTAACGAACTAAAGAAAAAGCCCGGCAGGTGTGACATCACCCGCCAGGCTTTCATGTCCGACATGTTTAACGTCAACGGCTCCGTTGATTTAATGCTCGCCGTTGATGACAAACTCTTCAAGCAAGGGGTATTCTACCATGACCACAAGTCAACGTCAAGCCCAGGGCGCCCTGCAACGGGCAATCACAACCGACCAGCCGCTCTTGGAGGAGTGCATCACGACCCTCTACGACCAGCAGACCGAGTTTGAACAGAAGTGCAAGGAAACCGTTTCCCGGAACGGCGTCGGCTTCAACAGCGGCGATGCAAAATCCCTGTCCTTCTGCGCTGAATCCATCAAGCGCGGCGGACATCTGACGCCGTGGCGATTCAAAGACGCAGCTCGCCGCATGCAGAAATATTGCGGCCAACTCGCCAAGCTTGACATCTCTTCCAATCTGCAATCGCCCGCCCCAACGACTCCGCTGGATTTGGTCGGAGTCGCCAGGGACCTGAACATCCCGGCCCTGCCCGGCAACTGCAGTGCGTTGGGGCGATGTAAGCACCTTATTCCGGAGGTGAAAGTAGCCGACACCGACGAAAGAGGCGTCCATCGATGGGCGCTTGGGTGGATACGCGTACACGCAAGCTGGTCGGGTTGGTATTGCAGTTGCGGCGATTGGACAGAGTATCACTCGCGTCAATCGTCACCTTTCAGCAGCCCCAATTTCATCTGTGTTCACATCGCAGCGGTGCGCCTCAGGGAGAAAGAATCCCCGACGTACCTGGATTATGCCGCAACCGCCTCGCCGCTTCCCAAACCCCAAGCGGTTGAAGATCGCGAACTCAACCGGCGGCGATTCAAGGGCGTCGTCCGTAACAATAGGCGGCGCTTTGCCTTGGCCGGTCTGGGGCGCGGGTTGATAGAAGCCTACTTTGCTAAACGCAACGGCGTTAGGCGTATCGAGGACTTGACAGAGCGCCAGTGGGCGGCTGCCGGTGCGAGCGTTGAGGCGATGGAGAACAATGAGGATATACTGAAAACCCAGGCGCTGGCGATTCGCGCAGCGTCTAATCAGTTGAAGGAGGAACATAAGCGATGTTAATGGTTGCCAAATACCCGATAGGTGAACTAGGCGAATTGAAAACAGAGATGGAATTGGAACTTCCGAGAGGAGCGCGTGTACTGGCTTTCGCTCAACAGCACGGCATCTACTGTGTGTGGGCGATGGTCAACCCTGAATCACCCGCGGAGTGCCGGCGATTCGTGCTAGCCGGCACAGGCCACAGTCTTGATGCGTATGCCTGGGATTTGCGGCATATCGACACGGTATTACCTCACGGGGGATCGCTAGTCCTTCACTTCTTTGAATGTGCCTAACATGGGCTATGTTCTGAAGAAACAGGCGCCAACTCACCCGGGGCGGGGCGTAAAGTCCCGTTAGACTTAGTGGAATTTAAGGAGAGCTAGAATGAGTACGAGATCTCTGATAGCGCGACGTCAACAAAACGGTAACTACATTTATGTGTATTCACATTCCGACGGGAATTCAGCCCACAACGGCGCAATCTTGAAGCATCATTACGGAACTGAGGAGCGAGCCAAGGAGCTGATTCAGCAGGGCGCAATTTCCAGCCTGGATGTCCGGATCCATCCTACGTCGCATCGGCGTCATGATTTCTGCCACCGAGAAGACGGTGTGACTACTTTCTATCACCGCGACCGGGGCGAACCGAAAGATGTGAGCGATCCAGTCATGGACACACAGTGCTTACTTGACGCCATGAACCGTTTCGACGCTGAATACTTCTATCTGTTTGAGCGGGGTGGGTGGGTCGTAGCGTCCGATGATTATTGGTATGGATGGAAGTCGATCGATGAAGCGATTAGGCTCGACCTGGCCGGATACGAACCGGACCGTATCGATGTTGCAATAGTGTGGATTGAGGCTCTGAAAGAGATGCCGAAAGAGCGTTCTTAAAAGTATACGCGGCGGGGGTTACGCCCTGTCACACCGATAAGGAGAGGACGATATTGGAAATAGAAGGCGTCATCACGAAAGTGGAAATCAAAACGTATCCGAATCGAGAGAGCGGGCGGGCTTGGAACCGAAATACCTCCATCAACGATCTGAAGTTAAGAGTTGAGATGGAGGCGTCCGATAACAACTACTGGTTTTTCACGCCGGCCACCCAGACGTGGGTGACCGGCAGTATGGGCGCATATGTTGCCTGTGTGCACTCGAATGATTGGATAACTGAAGGGGATGAATATAATCAGCAGGGCGCGCTGAACTCGCGTCTGGTTGGGCATGCGTACAAGAGCCGCGTTCAGCGTGGCGATGTCGTCAAAATCAAAGGCAAGATAAAAGCTGATACTCGTGACCACATTCATCTGTGGTATGTGAGGCGTCTGGACTTCAGTTTCAAGTCGATCAAGAAAGACTGGCAAAAGCGCGTAAAGGCCGCAAAAGAGCGATTGCCCGTGTCGGTTGGCTCTGAGGATTCCCCCGCGTCTGAGCCGCCCGTCGCGGTGCCAGGGGTAAAATGGCGGAGTATCGGCCACATGGGCAATATTTATGAATACAGGCGGTGCGTGACGGATGACACGGCGCTTGTATCGTGGCATGAGCGGCGGCCCGCGCAACGTCCGGCGGGCGTCTTACCCGAGACAGACTAGACAACCGGGCGCAATTCCCATCGTCCCACCGATAAGGAGATAGGACGATGGGAATTGACGTGACACTTTCATGGGCTGGAATGACTGACGAAGACGGGCAAGCACATCAGGTGGTAGAAGAATTAGCCGCACCACGACAGGGCGCAACCTCGCCGGGTTAAACAGCGTTTTCGGCGCCTTAACCCGGCGAGGTTGCGCCAACACTGAGAAAGGAGACAGAGGGGATGAGATTGACCAAAGAGCAGAGAGTAATCCGAGATGAACGGATAGTTTTAGCGGATCGCTTACTAGGTTCGTGCGAAGAGTTACGCGACTGCTTCGTATATACTGTGGGGGTGTCGCAAAACCTGAGAATAGCCGGATCTTCAGAAGACACCATGGATGGCATACCAGAAAGCACTATTAATGGTATATTGAACGCCATTAAAGCTTTGGTGGATTCTTCTAAGAGGTGGAGCTACGTTGAGAGGGAGGCAGTTTCCGCACTTGAGGCTGTTGCGATGCACACTACCGCACTAGCGTCTGGTGATCGAATGTCTATGCCTCGGGAAGTGTGGGAATGTTTGTCGAACAGTATCAGAGCTTGCGCCGGGGCGCAACTTGTCGCAGCACACCAGATTAAACCCTTAGTATAAAGGAGAACCAATATGGTCACTAAATTTTGTCATTGCGGCGTCGCACATACGCGACGTGCATTTATGGATGCGGGGCGGTGGCTCTGCGAGCGCTGCGCACAGAGGCGAGACGCGGCGGATACAGCTACCGAGTCAGCGAAAACGGCAAGATTAGGGGACGACCTTCAGGCTCTGGATAGCCCAGTGCTGATGTTTGCGGACTTCCTGAAAGCACGGGGTGTGGTGTAGAATGAGCAAATCGCCATTGGCGCGGGTTGAGCTACACGCTGCACGACCCGTTACATACGGTCTATGAAGGCGACGGACTGGGGCGTCCGTATGCGGAAGTCGCCTACGGAATTAGCCCAACGGAGGTGGACAATGTGGCCTAAGATTGACTTGGGGCGGCTTATGGTTAAGGAGAATTACAAGACGATGCTCGGTGCATCATTGGACGAGCCCGCGCTGTCGCGGTTCCGGGGGCACATATCCAACGGACCCAGCGGCCGACAGCGTTTGCGGAACCCCAGTGAAGTGCAACGGGCCCGACTTGCCGCCCGACGGAGATTGCCGAAAGCGCTCGCATGTCACCACAGTCGGTGAAAGTCGGTCCGTGGAGAATGATAGGCGAGGCGATGATTTCCTAAGAAAAGGAGGTTCCATGAGTTCATACAAGAACGCCGACGCGCAGCGGGCGGCATTAGCAGATCTAACCGCAGCCCTGGAAGACGCCCGTCATGCGGTAGAGACACTGATACATGCACTGCCGGAAGTCCCGTCGACTGTCGAAGTTAACGGCAACGGGGACCCACGGCGACACTATGACGACAACGGCCCGGAAGCGATGGACGAGTCCGTGGCGCGGAAGGTTCGCACGGGCGTGATTGAATGCCTGGACGAAGCGAAGAACTGGTCGGGGAACTGGTGGTATTTGGATACGAAGGAGTCCGACGATGTCGAGTCAACAGCAGGGCAAGTGGACAGTTGAAATCCGAAGGGAGGCACCCGAATCCATCGGTGAACTCCATAGAAGTCATACAACGGACACCAAGGCCGCCGCGCTGGAAATATTCGAGAAGGAGAAGGCCGACACTGGCTTCTGGGGGCCTAAATCGGGTGTGTCGGGTGGGACGTTGGTCTATCCCGACGGCCGACGGGAGGAATTACGTGGAACTTAAAGCAGCGCCGTGCACGACACTGAATCGCATGACCGAGTCGATGATTTTGCAAGAAAAGGAGGGGTATTAACATGGGGAACGTATGGTTATCGGCACTCCTAGGAGATGGTAAGAGTCGTAGAATAAAGCACATGCTCTGTGATAGCGGTGGGAATCCGCTGCTGTTCGACACTCAGCTGAACGCTCTTAGATGGTGGCGGTCCTATAAGGACCGCTTTTCTGTGCCTGCTAAGTTTGACAGGCGATACGATCGGGTGACTCCGCAGGTCGTTAGAGACGACTATGCGGATGGCGTTCTGTTCGAGAAGCTGGACCAGGAAGAATATCAACCGATTCAGCCAAAGGAGTGCTACGTTCTTTATTCTGACGATCAACAGAATCCTGAATGGGTGCAGTAGAGGAGGATAAGTAGAATGTGGTGGGAGAAAGCAGAGAAGCAGTACGAAGCGTATCTAAGTCAGAATCGTCGTGTGATGGCAATTCTTGCGAAGTGGAGAAGTGGAGAGGCACAGGAACACATCAAGGGCGCTGTTCGCGGGAAAACCGCATGTTACTGGTACGTACATGAGGACGAAGTTTTATTCGCGATAAGTTTCGGAGATGAATTACATGAGTTTACGCCGGAGGATAATACGACGAGCACCTTTTCGGACACGTTTCAAATTCACCGCTACGCCGAGGCTTCTATCCCAACTTCTGACGGGAAACTGTTCATAAGTGTTCATCCGAATCAGATAAAGAAAGTTGCTGCGGATTTAGGAATATGCTTTTCCGCAGAAGGCATAGCCACGGCCATGACGCTCCACAAGGGTTTGGCTTATATGTTGCATGAAACCCTAAGCGCTGTGGATGAGTGGCGGGACAGGCAGGGAATCCAGGAGGAAGAATGAACGAACCAACAGCAGAGAAGAAAATCGAGGCCGCCACGGCGATGATTGGCGATCTAGCGTACACAATGGCGGGGTCGAGGTATGCGTTGAGCAGCGTACTCAGGGCGCTCGGCACAGAGGGCAATCAGGACGGGAGAAATCTCCGCGCCGCGATGGGCGAAATGATACACGCCCACAAGCTATTCGCCGCGCTGGAGATAGTCGATAATGCGATGTCGTACGGCAAGCAGCAAGAAGCGTACGCCGAAATCGTCGCTCACCAGGGGCAAATTAGAGAGGCGATCCTTGCGGCCCGGGGCGGATACAGCGAACAAGTAGACGAGCAACCGCCGAGAAGGCATAACAGTGAGACACGCAATGAGATGCGTGCTGCGTGCGAGGCGGCCCGGGCGCACCTGGAAGCGCTCCGGATGGAGACGCCGATTGGGAAGTACCTCACCGACAGTCAGCGCACCGTGTTTGGGGATGTCCACAAGCAACTAATCAATGCTATTCGGGCAGGAAGGGGAGAGGCATGAAGCACAACACCGGTATTGGGTGGACGCACATGCCGGGTCACACCGGGGAAACCTGGAATCCGCTACGGGGATGTAGTCGCGTGTCCGCCGGCTGCGAAAACTGTTACGCTGAACGAATGGCAGCCCGCTTCAGTGGCGCCGGGCGGCCGTATGAAGGCCTGGCGAAGATGACAAAGAGCGGGCCGCGCTGGACAGGAAAGATTATGACCGTTGACGCGAAGCTGGACACACCCCTCGGGTGGACAAAGCCTCGATGTATCTTCGTCAATTCGATGAGCGACCTTTTCCATGAGGATGTCCCGTTTAGCTACATCGATAAAGTGTTCGCAACTATGGCGCTCACCCCGCGCCATATCTATATCATTTTGACCAAACGGCCGGAGCGACTCCTTGAGTATGACCAGTCTCGGGGGCAATACGACTACGAGGAGATCCCCGACGACTGGTACGACGAGGCGGGGCTCATGGCACGCAAACACAAGATTGAATGGGTTGAGCCGACACGCCCACTACCCAACGTTTGGGTAGGGGTATCGTGCGAGAATCAGGAAACAGCAGATGAGCGGATACCGTTGCTGCTGAAGTATTCTTGCGCTGTCCGGTTCGTCTCTTTGGAGCCAATCCTGGAATATGTGGATCTGGATGAGTATCTCTTGATAGAGCACCCCCGTGACTATGGATATACCTACGAAGGCGTCTGGGATAGCGACGGCCAGGTTGCGTCCCACAAAATAGGGTGGGTGGTAGTCGGAGGCGAATCAGGTCCAGGCGCGAGGCCGTGCGAGGTCGAGTGGATAGAGCAGGTTCGTGATGATTGCATGGGAACGGTGCCGCTTTTCATCAAGCAGCTGGGTGCCCGCGCTACGTTGCTTGACGGCAAACGGCTTGCGCTAAAAGACAGGAAGGGCGGCGATATGGAAGAGTGGGGGCGGCATCTTCGGGTTAGAGAGTGGCCGGCTACGCACAAATGTGAAAGGCAAGGACGGTACCGATAATGGCTGAACAGAACGGCGAATCATACGACATCCCGATCCGGCGCCAATTCCAAGTGTATGAGATTACGATAGGGCGGTTCGTAGTTATCAACGGCGGCGCGCGCGATGACGGCGACGAAGGAGGGATGCTCTGCAAGGCGATCAGCCGCCGTCTGGCGTGCTTCAAGTATCCGCTGACGTTCCCGACAGAAGAGGATGCTCAATTGTGGATTAAGCAAGGCTGTCGCATGACCGAGAAGGGTATGTGTTGGAGTACCGGCTTTTTCCATGAAGCCGGTAATATCCCTCTCAAGGTAGCTGAAGCGGCGGAACGGGCTATGGGCACTGCGTCTATGTCCGGCGTCTTTAACGGGTTGGCATCGACGTACCAGAAGGCCTGGGCGAAGGCGCACCAGGGACTCAAGGCCGCAATCGGCAAGGCCCGCGACGAACCCCCGAAAAGAGGTTCAACACATGAACCGCATTGAAAAGCACATAGAGCGCGGTTTCTGGACCCGTTACGGTGCACCGGAAAACGGATACTACGCCTTTGCCGATGCAGCCCTGTTCGGGGGCTATGTCATTAGGCATTACGCGGGGCATGGGGTGTGCTTTCAGAGTAGATCGTATGACAGCACGTCCGATTTGGAAACCGCAATGAGAGAAATCGAACCTGACCTGCGACGCTGGCGACTAACCCAGGGAGGCTAATCAATGAACATCCATTAACTTGCAAAAAAGCGGAGATAGTTGGGACTTGGCGCTGATAATCGTGACATATGTCTTGACAACTGCCTAGACACATGGTATAATATAGTCAACAAAGGAGGGGGAAACGGACAAGCCGCTTCCCTGGATGATTCGAGCGAAACGTATTATACCACAAGGAGCAAGGAAATGGACGGAGTAGTAAGCGTAATCAGCCAACTAATTCAGCCAAACCCGAAAAAACGCTACAACGACGCAGAAACCGTCAAAGACTTCACCGTTGGCGATAAGGTCACCATCGCCATGAAAACGCTTGATCTATGGGGCGGAGAGAAGGCCATCGAACAAGGTGAAATCGGCGTTGTCACCGCCGTGCATGAATCACTACTTAATGTTCAATTTGAAGGGCGCGACGAGCTTATAAACTACCGCCCATACACGTTTGAGGTCATCGAGGCCGAATTGGAAACGACGGATAGCGAATTGGAAACAGCAGAAGCGGCCGACGTAGATCTGCTGTATGCGCACCTGCTCGGAAGCGTTGAGCAGTTACAAGCGCAAGCAATCGATGTTCCCGATTGCTTCACGGTCGTTCGTGTACGCCTCAATCGGCACGTTGTGGAATCGGGCGACGGACGTTATCAGGAGCATGGGCGGATTGAGGCCCTGGGCATTCAGTATCCAAAGACGCCGCGCGCGCAATGGCGAGCCGCTAAAAGAACATTTAATGAAGCGTTGGAGGCGGCCGGTTGTTATCTGATATTTGAGGCCAACTGATGGACACGGTAAACCCAATAACACCTCAAGAAATCAGAGCCCGCCGCAAAGCGGCCAGGCTCACCCAACACGCCTTCGGCGCCCGGATAGGCGTCGGCGGCACGGAGATCTCCAGGTGGGAGCGCGGCAAGCATAAACCGCATCCCATCATGGCGGCGAAGATTCGCGAGATGTTCCCCGACGATGAGGAAGAAGCGGTTGAGGTCATCGGGAGCAACCTTGATTGGATTGCAAATGCGGTAAATCGAGTGCTTGACGTGTGTGTAGTACATCCGGAGATTCCGGAAAGCGTCAAGGCCGGTATGATGATGATAAAGGCGTCAGTGACGGATGCAGCAAAGGCGTTGTACGGGAAGGCCGACGACTCTTCAGAAAGAGGCCAGCCATGACACTAGCCTTTTTAGTTCATTTGATCGCCAGCGATAACAGCATCAGTCTGCTACCAAGCGCTGAATGGACGCTGCCCGCCGAGTGGGATACACTTAACCGTCAAGTTGCCTCACTCTCACGGCAGGAAGCGGGGGTTTTTGTATGCGGCGAGGAAGAAGAGGCGAAACAGGTAATGATAAAGTATGAGTTGCAAGCCGTCAAGGCACTGTTAGATGCCATCTTTGACGGCTCCAGGCACTTCAACGGTTTCACATACTAACACAGGCGGGTAACCGCCGAGGAGAATAAGATGGTACAGTTCAAGGGATTTCCCGTAGATGTAGACGGGCGTATAATGGACGTGTGTGCTTGCAATGAGTGTTTGGCGGGACAGAACGACGAACTAGAGGAGCGCTATGGCGAAGGGCATTTTGCCTGCTCGTACGTGGACAGGGGGCTGCTAAAGGCGTGGGCTGACGGCACTATTATTAACGCATACGTTGACTCCGGGTGGGCGTTTTTTGTTTCAAGCCATCCTGCAACCTCACACCAAACCCCGCCGGCAAAACATCGGCCCTAGCGGCTTCTATCGACGACATACCACTATCAGTCCGCCTTCAGCGCTTTAGCCACGTCGGCCGCTTCTTCCGGCGTCATTGAGTCAATGCGCTTGTGCATCTTCTGTAGCAACGCGCACCTACGTTGTTTAAGCTCTACCATCTCGTCTCTCTTCGATGCGCCGGTGAAGCGCCGCCAAATCGTTCGTAAGGCGTTCATTATCCGCTCTCAATTCTTTTATCCGTTGGCCTTGCACTCCCCATGCCACAGTTGCCAACGTAGCGATAACGCTCGCCAAACCGGCGACGAGACCAAATAGCCAGCGCACGATCAGCTCAGTCTCCATTACGATTGTGCGGGCGTCACCGTAACTAGTACCTAGCCTCGGGTGTCGAGGTCAATCCCTCCGCCCGCCTCCTGAACATCTGTGTTCTCGGTTGTATACCCGCCCTGTGGCGGGGCGTTTCATGTCTCTGTCACACACTCACCTTCGGGCTGCTCATCCGACGGCCACCCTGCAACCTCTTCCAACATTGCCAGCGCGCCCTGAACCGCCGCTTGCTGTGTCTTCAGGCATTCCAACTCGTCAGACGCTTTCAAGATTGATGTCTTGAGTAAGTCGAATGTGTTTCTGAGCTCAGCCGTTCTATTTGCAAGACGCTGATGGTAGTTCGTATCCATAAGTGCTACGTCCCGTATCCATAAGTGCTACGTGCCGTGGGTATAAGCGACCAGATAGAACACTGTGCCCCCGATGTCAACGGGGACCTGATGGCTAATCGTGCCGACCCCCGTTATCGCATCCGCGGCACTTTTCAGCAGTGGCTCATCAACCGCCATCGCTGAGAAGTCTATCCCCGCTCCGACGCCCGCCCCTGCGTTGTCCGCAGTCACCTTCATCGCCCAGAGCGTGCCGGCGTCGTCGCCGTCGAAGTCCACCTCGATAGCGAAGTCGTTGCCGTTCTGATCCACAATGATACCACGCCCCCCGGAGTCTGCGTCTTGAACAATCTCCAGGACATCAACACTATCATTCAGCGTGCCGGCTGTCTCGGTCGCCACGTTCTGAAGGCGGAGGACAGACCCGTCCGCGTTCAATGTTCCGCCCGCCCCGTTCATGTGGTTCGTTCTAGTCAGTGATGCAAGATCGTAGTCATCCGAGACCAGCCCGGCGGTGTGCGTCATAGTTCGATCGACGATGGCGTCTACGAAAGATCCGACGCGATTCGCCGCTACGGCCGAGCTTATCACGTGTGAGATTTCGATAGCTCGCGTTGACGTTTGCGCCGGCGCGTCCACGCTGATGTTCAACGCTTTACCGGTCAGAAGTGCATCGCCCGTCAGGCGAAGTACCTCCGTCTCATCGGCCGCCAGCGTCGCAACCTCTGCGATGATACTTGAAACAGTTGAGGCGCCCTGATGGTCAACGAAAAGGTGCCGGTGGCTGCTGGTCAGGGATGTTAGGCTCGACTGGATATGTTGGAGGTAGTTGGTAGTCGGAGTGACGCCGATCCCCGCCTGGCCGGTCACCTCAAGGTCGCCGTTCACGGTCAAATCGCCCGCGGTGAAGGCCGATGACGATAAGGTCAACGCCTCCGTCACGATAGCGACCTGAATAGCGGTCGTTGACACCGTGCGGCCGACTACCTGCACAATACCCGACGTCGGCTTGGTTGACGTTATCGCCCCGGCGGCATCGAGATAGTAGACGGTATTTGCCGTAAGCCCGCTCAAGCCTTCCGCGAGACCCGACGGTATCACCTCGACATCATTCGTTGACTCACGGACTACGACACCTTCCGCGAGCGTCGCGGCTGACGATCTGTCGGCGAGAGTCCAGACCCCCGAATTGCGGTATACCCAGTCCCCCACACTGAGCCCGTGGGCTGCCTGATTATTGCCGATGGTGATACGCTTATGGTCAAGCGCCAGAATAAGGGCGGATACCAGCGCGGCGGGGGCGTCTTTGGCGGCATCTTGTATGGTTTGGTTTACGCGTCTGTCCATTAGAGCGCCGCCTGCGGGTTCTCTTCAATTAGCAGCCGCGTCTGCAACGTCAGCAAATGCTTTTCTACTTCCATCACCCATGCACGCCCGGCGTACTGCGCTGAGGACGAATACACTTCAATGATGTCGCCCGGCTCCAGCATCAACATGTCCGGAGTACCTTCAAGCCGAAACTGCTTCATCGGGGCCGCAAATCTGTTGAAGAAGAACGTTGACGCGCTGTTGACGTCCGCCAGGACGTACAGGTAGGCCGTCTCTTTATCGATCTCCCGCTCCTCGGATGTTCGCCCTTTGAATTGGCGTTCCCCGAAGTCCGTAATCGATGATGCGTCGGTATTCACAACTTCTATATTGCGATAGTCTTTATCATGCCGCACGACGATTTTGTTGACCACCCGCTCATTGTCTGCGTCAACGGCGGTAATGTTCAGCACGTTGTAGGTGTTCGTGCCGTCGGCGACGTTCGACGAAAGCGTTTTATCAGTTGCGTCGTTCAGCTCCTCCGTCGAATGATACCGGATGTAGAGTTCGCCTGAATGCTTCTGCGCGATGTAGCCGTTCGCTACGAGTAGCGCCTGCATAATCACATCCATCACCGGCGTGCCTTTGAGAAACTGGCCCTGGATGTCGTAATCTTGGGCGAGGGTTTTTGTGTGGGCTAACTGGGTCGTCTCAAACATGTTCGTATGCGTGCCGAGTTCCGGATCCCAGTAATCGATCTCCAGCATCTGGTCGAAGAAATGCTCGATAACGGATGCTTGCGAGAGGGAGCTCAACGTCCCTGTATCAATCGGGTTGCTGATCGCATCTTCCCCGAGAATAACGCCCAGCGTGCCGTCAATCAGCGACCAGAATTTCATCGTATCGCCGTTCACCCAAGCCGTGTCGCCTTCCTCAATGACGAAACCAAGCCCCTCATTGGCGCGTAAATCAATGTCCCAGCGCCATCCCCCCGACTCGCCCGTCGGCACGAAGGCGCCCTCACCGTCATGGTTTGGGGGGATGTTGCCCGACGCAATGGTCCTGGGCGCTCCTGTCGTTATATCCCATCCACCCACCGTGTTCCCGTCATCGTCAACAGCCGTGGCGTCGTATGTCGCCGTCCATGCCTCCGTAAGAATTTGCCCCCGGAGCGCCGAATCAATCGCATAGGTAATAGGGCTAACCACTCCGTCGCCGGTGTTCCCCGCGTCAGGCGACGGCCTGGACGCTAACCCCCTGTCCCCGACTTCATAGTCGCCCGTCAGAGAGAGCTTCACAAGTTTCTGGATGATACTCCGACAGTTGATTAGTACCTGCTGATCGTTCGACACAGTGCCGTTGACGATTTCGCCCTGGTACATGATAACCGTGTCGGACTCATTCTCAAAACCGAGCTTAATCCGGACTGACCCGATAAACTGGTCTTGCTGCGTGCTGTTGAGGGTGGTTTCGGTCGGTTCAATCGCCCAGGCGTATCGTATCTCAGTCCCGACGGCGTAATTGTTGCTGAGCGCACTGTGGATAGTGATAGCGGTTAGCCCCCCGTTCGCGGCGGTAGTCAGTCCCGTGACCCGCTTATATTCAACGTTTAGGCCGTCCGTTATCGAGATCCAGTCGTCTTGGGGTGAGGTCAGGAGCGCGAACTTCTGAAGGCGGGGTTGCACCGTTAGGGTCGTTCCGGCGACATAAGCGACGGTCAACTCGGCCAGCGGGGCGTTGTCGAACATGAATGATGTCGTATTGCCCCGACTAAACCCGTCGTCCGCGCCTATCGCTTCCTTCATCATCGTCATATCCGCGAATAGTTGGGTGACGTCGCGGGTGTATGACGTGCCGGATAGTTCACGACAGAACAGGGCGGTAACTATCGGCTTATTGGATCCGTCGTCATATTTCGCGCCGATTCGCGTCGTGAATCCCGCGCTGATAGCGCCGCCACCGTCGTCTTTTTCTATCATAACTCTTCCAGCCGAAACACCACGTCAACTAGATCGTTATTTACGCTGATACGCGCCGACGTTTCCACAATCCGCACGCGCAAGGCGTCTGCCGTTACGTCGGTATCTCTGAGATAGAGAAAACGCTTTAACGCCAGTATCGCCTGGATGCTCTGCCATTGGGCAATCGTAATTTGGCCCAATGACACGGGCGTTATTATCTTCTGTCCGGTCACCCACATCCACACCCATCGCCCCTGGGGGTCTTTTGCCCCACGTTGGATGCGCTGGATGGTTTGCAACGCGCCTTGCGGAATCGCGGGCTCAGATACGGCGACCGGGAATGCCACAATGGTGCTCAGGTCTTCGGTAGCAATACCGGCCAAACCCATTATGCGGTCTCCGTCAAAGTAAATTCCAGGACGTATCGTCCTGTGCGGTTTAAGGTCGTAGTGTCAAGTACTTCCGGTTCCAAGATAACCTGCTGAGTCGATCCGGTCTTGTACACGAAGTTAAAAATCCCCTTGAGAGACCAGCGCCGCAGTTCAAACGCATCGTCAAAACCAACATCCCATCTCACCGGCCAGACCAACGTGGTTCCGTCCGGAGTTGCGTTCAGGACTCGATCAAGCGCGTCCCTGCTCACCTGCTGATGGTGCAAAACAAACAGCGCGTCAGCGAAAGGCGGCAACGTCTGAAGGAGGCCGAGTCCGCCTACGCCGAAGGTGTCTGATGCGTCGTCAATATCTTCAAAATATGGGGCTGGAGGCATTCAGTTTTCCACTCTCAATGACGGCCTGCCCGGCGCTGTGTCCCTGGGGCTGTCGCCCCCGCCGAGATGGATACCGAGGAGCTGTAAGCCGGTCCCCACAATCCCCCCGCCAATCCTTGCAAATGGGTTGTCGATTTGTTGCGAAATGTTCGTGATAAGTCGCCCGAAGGCGACAAGGATGTGATCTGATCCCCTTGCCATTTGCAGCGCCATCGACTCAAACATGCTCGCCCACTGTCCAACGATCTGTTGGGTATGCCGCCTCTGCAAGTCCTGGAGTCGCTGAAATTGTTCCGCTGACTCCTCTGCCGATTGCCTGGAGAAGTCCCGAACAAAGGGAACGCCGGCGGGCAAATTTAGCCGGCGTTCCGCGAACCGTAAAAAAGGCTGGTTAATCGGCCCGGCGTCCCTGTCAGGAGGAGCCGCGCCCAGGAACTGACCGAACCCACTGAAATCAAACGCAGAGCGCATTTGCGCGCCAAAGGCCGCCGTGCCCGCCCTACCGAACGCGCCGCCGATAGACCGAAATAGGCGATTCCTTGCGACAATACCGCGCCCCCGCCGGATAAAAGCGTCTGACACGCCCCCCGCGCCTCTCCGGGCGCTTGGAAGAGGGAAAGCCTCAGCACCAAAAGCAGGAGGCGGCGCTGGGCCTCCTTGGACGACAAATGATGCCTCTCCGAACCCCGAAAGCACATCGGCTGCTGCTGCACCTGCTTGGGGGAAGCCCCGGAATGACGGGACATTCAGGGCTTGTAACTGTGGGCGGCCGCCTTCACCGAACAGCCCGGCCGGCAGAACGTTGACAAGTTTTTGGACGCCGGGGATCACGGCGTTTATTCCGCGTGCCACGCCTCCGGCGATTGCGTCTGATATGATGTTGCCGAGGTCTTGGAATACCGCCACTACCACTGTTTTCATTCGCCCGAAAATAACGGTAAGGTTGGCCATTAACCCTTCGTTTCTGGTGAACAGATCGAACAGGAAGCCCAGCACGCCTTGAAGGCGCGTGAGTATGTCATCAAGCAGCGGCCCCAACCGATTGCCAATTAAGAGAAGGAAATCCGAGACGGTGTTTTTGATGACCTGCCACTTACCGGCGGTCTGGTCGAGCAGTTTGTTTTCGATGCCTTGGAAACGGCTGGCCTGTTCGATCGCCGCTTGGAACGTGACGGCGACAAGTTCAGCTTGGGTCAGCTTTCCGATCGTCTTGCCCGTCTCGGCGGTCAGCGTTTTGAACGCTTCACTAGCTTCGATCGCCTTCTCCGTCAGATTCAAGCCCAACGCCTCAACGCCCTCCGTCTCTTTGAACAGCGCGGCCCGTGACACCCTGCGAACGCCTTCGGACAGCGTTGATATTTCCTCCGATGCCGAAACGACATCACGCAACTGGTCGGCCAGTGCGAAGGCTTGCGGGTTATTGAGACCAAACCGCCGCCCCGTAACAGCGGCTTCCGTGACATCTTGGCCGCGAAACAGCCCGCCGCCCCGCGCCCGCCCGAAGGCCCTAACTCGCGTCTGTTGCTCCTGTGTCCGGGCGAAAACCTGTAACTGCGCCTCCGTCCGTTGCGCCCTGAACGACTCACCGAAGCCGCGCCCCAGAAGCCCGCCCACAGCCGCGCCTGCGATAAGGCCCGGCAGAGAAAACATGGCGCGAACGGCACGCGCAACACCCCGGAAGATAGACACTATCCCCCGCGCCGACCGGCGGGCGAATCTCTGGAGTTGAACAAACGACGTCCGGACGACACTGACCATGACCTTGAACGCGCCGCCGATTCGGGTGTTCGCACTTTCCCAAATAGTCCGGATCGATTTCGCCGTTCGTTCCGTAGCGTTACGCAACGATTCAAGTCCTTGCCGGGCGGCGTTAATCGCCTTGATCCTTAGGGTGATTTCCTCGTCCATCCGGTTTCCTTATCGGCCGCCAAATGTAACCGTTGGCGGCGCCCTATTTTGTGCGGCGTCTTCAGTATGCACGCTATGAATAATCAGGAAGGCTTCGGCGGTTCGTTGCGGGGTTTCCCTGCCGTGAATCCATGTAAAAATCCCAGACATCCCGGCGGTTCCGATTCGCGCCATTGCATATTGAAGCAAGAAGGATTCAGCCACCGGATCGGGTACGTGCGGCCGCCCGCCAAGCTGTGCTTTTGTCACAGCCTTCAGGCGGCTCTCCAGTTTTTTGCGCGGTTCAACTGATCGAAACTGCTCTTGATCATCACGCCTAACCACGACGGCTCAAGAGACAGCCACGTCTCATCATCAACGGGTAGATCTTCAATGCCTTCTTCGCTCTCTTTGCCCGCTTCAATTACATAGCCCCATGTCCCAATCGTTGAGATTATCTCCTCTCGGCTAATCTTACGGCCAATCTTCTCGCCTTTTAGTATCTCCGCCTGTGACGGCTCTCGATTCTGACCCATCCCTTCTGAAATCAAAAGGTCGTTCTGTGTATCTTGCCACTCTTGCGCCTGTGCGACGTTCTGAACGCCCATTGTCCACCGAAATATGTTCAGCTCTTTCGGTGGTGACTCAATCTTAAGTTGCGGTGCGATGTCGGCGTCAAGGTATTGGCTCCCGTCCGCGTTGATGTACGCATAGCACGCCTTCTCCTTGTATTGCCTGGGCGTTCGCTTCGGTTTTTTCTTCGGTTCTGCCACTGTGTAACCTCCAAGACGTTGGCGGAACGGGTCGTCTTGGCAACCCGCTCCGCAGGTTACTCGGCGCAACTGGCCGAGTGCGAATGGTGTTATTTAGGCCGGCGTCGTATACTGGCCGGCGGAGTCGATTTGTACGTCAATCTCGAAAGCGTGGTCGTCGGTGTAGATTGTATGGTCCCAATCGTCACTGTCGGGCACGCCCCAAGTCAGGCCGCCATCTACGCTTACGGAATGCGTATTCGTACCCCCGGTATCGCCGACGATCTCAATATCGTTTGCTTCGGTGTTGAGCGACGCGATTACCAACCACCATACGGCCGTGCCGTTGTTGTAGGGCTTATTGGCGAACTTGAAATAGACAGGAACGCCGGTTTCGTTTAGCGCCTCCGACTGAATCGTGTTTGACACGCCCCCGACGACTGCGCCCGCTGCGCCGTCCACCGGCTCAGACGGAGACCCGCCGTCGTCAGTCCACAACGTCGTTACGAGATTTTTCGCCGTGGCGACTGACGCGTTTTTAAGCGTGACGCGGACGCCCGCCACGTATCCACCGCCGGAGATTGTCGCCAGTTTGACCGCTTCGCCGTCGCCGTCAACGCCCACATCCCAATCGTCATTGACTGCGAGAGTGTGGTCGGTACCGGTCGCCACGTTGGCGGTCTCCGTGGCCTGCTTTCCCAAGCCTTCGGCCTCGATGTTCCGCATCTCAACCTCGTCGGCGCCGTCCGACCCGGCGATGGGGTTGGCGTTGGTCAGATGAAGGTTGCGATACGTGAGCGTCCAACGGTACTTGTCGCCCGCCGCGTTCCTGGCGGTGGGGTGGTGTAGCCGCACGTCGTACCGCCGCGCCGTTTGGTTTCGGTAGTCGTCAAGTCGAGACATCGCGTCGGCCTGGTCAAGCGAGTAGCCGGCGAAAAAGCGTTGGCTTCCGAGGTGAATCGCGCTGATATACGGATCGTTGTCCCCTGTCGCGAATTTGCGGGGGGCAAGCGTATTTTCAATACGGAATCCGAAACTCTGGAAATTATGCGCGGATGTGAACCCGGCGGAGTCCACGTCAACGATAGCGTTCTGGAATATAAACCCGGTTTCCACGGCCGACCCGAACAGCGTCGGGCGGTCATTGACCAACGCCGGCACGCCCTGTATCACGTCAACAACATCGCGTTCGGTCGTCAGATTCGTATCATCGCTTTCGTCATTGGTAATGGCGTTGATAGTGTATCCGGCCTGCGCAACAATAGTCACGACGCCGGCCGAGTTCGTCGCCGTAATGCCGGTCAATGTGTTCAGGTGCACGACTAATGCCGCAGCGCTCACGGTATTGCTCGTGACGGCCGTCCAGTCCCCGCCCTCTGTGATTGTGTTGACCGTGCCGTTGACCGTCAAGGTTATCACGGTGTTGTTCGTTGCCACATCGGCATAGTCTAGGATATTAACCGTCGCCGTGGTACTCACAACCGGCTGCTTGCCGAGTCCCGTCAACTCCGTAATGAACAGCCCGTCTTCGCCGCCGGCTCCCGAGGCCGTCATCTGTAGCGTTGCGATGGTCAGGCCGTGGAATAGCTTCGTCTGTTCGCCCGCGCCCAGGTGGTCCGGCTTGCCTGTATCGACCGCCAGCATAAAGGACGGCAAAGACGTTATCACGCCCGGTTCCGGTGGGATTAAACGATACCGTCCGCTTCCGACGTCGAGAATCACGCCCATCGCGAACTTGCAGAACCATACCGCCTCCTCGGGCTTCAGCCCGAGCGTCATCGACCAATCTATCGCTTTGGCGGTGACGACACGGCGCGTCGGCTGGCGGCGTCCGCGCATGAAGGGATGGTCAATGGCAACGTGCGCTTCATTGATTACCGGATCCACGATCGGTTCCACGGACATCGCATTTGTCCACAATGATGTCGGCATCTGTGCAAAGGCCGGTTCCTCGATGAATTTATATAACTTCTGAGCCGGTAGCATCGCCCGCTCCTTTCCTCTCTGTAATCGTTAGCGTAGCGCGTGTCTCATTCACCGTCTTTCACCACTTCAGTGAGTTTGTCCGGTACCACGGCAATCGTGCCACCGCCCGTGTACTCACCGAAGTTGCGCGAATCAATCGCAGTTCAACGCAGTTCGGCAACACTGCCATAACCTGAGCCTCCAGGTCGTTTATCTGCGTCATGCCGGCGGCGCCCGATACCTGGGCCTTTCCTTCAACGCTGAACGCCTGCGGCCCGCTTATCAACACTTTCGTAGTTCTACCACGTGCGAGGTGTTTAATCATATCAGCCCCCTTTTCTCAAACACTACCGCTACAGCGCGTTTAAGTCCACGAGAAGCGCATTTAGGTCGTCCAATCTGTCCTGTAGTTGCGCGCCTTCCGCCTCAAGAGTGCTCAACGCAACCGTCCGCTCCTTCGGAGCCACGGCCGCGCCGGTGATGGGGTCGTACCGATTCTCTGATATGCAGACCTCTCTCCCGTCCCCCTTGCGGAGCCGGATTCGCCCTTCGCGTTTCTTGTCTTCGTATCGGTCAGACATCGACGCCCCCCATACTGTTATCCGACTTCGCACGCAAGTTGCCAAACGCCGTCGCCACTACGGAGGCGTCCCGTTGCAATCGTTGCAGAGTTTCGAGCCTCTCCGTCAATGCGGCAAGCTGCACTTGGCACCGATAGATTTCGCCGTCGAGTCGTTGCGCGTCCAGGCCACGGCGTGCGATAGTCGAGGTTATCGTATCCTCCAGCACCTTCAGCTTTATATTCGCCGTGCGCTCCATCTCCACTGCGTCCTCTGCAGGTACCGCAGCAGTCGCGACTGATTTCGCATCATTTTTGCCTGCTGCTTTCGCTTGCTCCGCGGCTACCACTGCCGGCAAGGCCGGCGTCTCCGCTCTATCCGTTTTCGCGTTGCTCATTGCAACCCCCTACATGATATTAACTTAATGTGACATTCGTAGATGCTTCAACATACCATATCCCGCCGAAAGCCCTCAGCGTTATGCCATCCCCGACGGCGCCGCCGAACGTGGCGAAGTCGGTACCCGTGCCGCCGTTGTTGAACCCGCTTCCGGCCGAATTATCGAGAGTGTGCGCCGCCGCCGTACGGGAGATGAATGTCAGCACATAATCGTCGTGAGTCGTCGCTGTCGGATCAACCAGCGTCATGACGGCCGGTGTTGCTTTGTTAATCCAGACCGTTTTCGACCCGGCCGTTATGGCGCCGTCGCCGCTGACTGTTTCATTCGCGTTCTGATGTCCCCCGACCAGGATGTCGCCGTGTACCGCCTCAGCGTTCAGCGTCCCAGCCCCTTGCGATGTCCCGGCGGGCGTGCCGACGACAACACCGCCGTCGTGGTCAACGTACATTCGCTGCTCCGCGTCGGAGTCGGCCGCGCCTCGCGTATCAACCCTCCAGCGCCCCGTCTCAACCCCGTTCGCCGCCGATACAATCTCCGTGCCGATTGCTGCGTAGACTACCGTATCTTGGGGCGCATTGTCGTTCCGCCCCTGCCACTCGATTCGGCCAAGCTCATCGTCAGCCGCCGGCGACGTGGATTCACGCAACATCCGAAACCTGGGGCCGGGACCACTGCTCTCGTTCAGCTCTCTGATATTCATCGAGGGGTTTACGCGGGTCCAATGCGTGCGAAGGTCGCCGTTGTAGAAGATTCTGAGGTCGTCGGTTGAATTGCCCCCGACTTCCCAATGATCGCCGAGGGTGCCGGCCAATGTTACGCCGAGTTTTAGGGAAGCATTGGCCGCGTTTATGTCGGTTTCCGTGTCCCGAACAATGAGGCTGGCGTCGGCGGCTGCAACGGTGCCGGCGGCGTATGTGAACCCCCCGAGCGACACCACGTCCCCCTCCTCAAAAAGACTCCAGTTGATAGCATCAGAATCGTCAATCACCTTCAGCACGGTGGCGTTGCTGGTGTCGTCGTGGGAGGCCAATACCATCGGCTGGTTGAACGTGTCGTGATACTCGTTGCCCTGCGCTACGATTCGCGTTCCTACTCCGAGATTACAAATGTCCGTGGGCGACATCTGGTAGCGGTGGATAAGTTCGACCCTTTGCGTAGCTTGCTCTCCAATGGCAATCGGACCGCACGTGTTTTCAAAGCGCATCGGATGGATTTTCATGCCGGTCGCGTTGAAGAAGCCGAAAACGGCACCGTTTTTCAGCGTGAAAGTCTCGTTGGTGGTGGGGCTCGGGCCGATCCAATTCTTGACGGTTATATCGCTGCCCGATGCCGCCGTGATTCGTCCGAGACCCGACCGGCGGAACTTTAACTGCGTCGCACTTGCGTCCGTGCTCACACTGGTCATGCGCAGCATATGTCCCAGTTCCGAGCCGTCCGGCGACCACGGCGCGGTAATCGTCCATGTGCCGTTAAGATTGTTCACGACTGCCGAAACGACGCCCGAAGCGATTTCGGTGGGAGCGCCCAAGCCTGAATGGTGCGTGCCGTCCCGCATAACGCACCCGGTCGGCCCGGAGTCAGCGATAACGGCGCCGCTTCCGGGCGTCGCTGTGATTGTCCCTGAGCCGGTCGATGTGATATTGAGCGCTGTCCCCGCCAGCGCCAAAGCGCGGGTTGTTGCCAGCAACAGACGCGTGCTGTCGATACGGATAGCGTAATACAGCGTAGAACCGGCGATCCCGCCCGGCAAGGCTCCCGTTGACGCAAAAGCGCCGATAGGGTCGCCGTCGCGTAGTTCGTGATTCGCGGCCGATGTGAACGTCAAGATGTTGTTAGTGGTGTCCACGGCGTCGACGGTAACATCAACGCGGCTCGCCCAATTGTCCCAGACATGGCCTTGGACGGTGGCGTGTGTCGTGACGCCCAAGGGCCACACGCCTACACTCCAGTCGCCGCCGTTGAAGACTATGTCATTGATGCTGCCGGTGTCGCCGGCGTCAAGGCCGTTAATCGCGTGAGTGTGAACCTCGTTGTGCTTGCAGCGCATCATTTCAATGTAGCCGACGTTTACGCTGTTATCGATTGCACGCAACTGAAGCCCTTTTTGAAACCCGCGAACGCGGCCGATCTTCATCCGGAACCGCTGGGAATCCACGACCCGGATTCCGATATTGTCCTCGGTCCAGTCCGCGACGAAATCGCCGCCGCTATCAACGACACTCAATGACCCGATAATGATTTCATATCGGTCTGTGATTACCGGACTGTCCGCCGTGGTTGAGGCGTCACTGCCGATATTCAGCGCTACGTTCGCCGCGCCCGGCTCGACAATGTTGAAATGCGCCCCCGGAGCGTCAAGGGTACAGCCGTCGGGCGGATTGAAGACGAGGTGCGATATAGTGTATCCGACGCCGGGCGCGATACCCAGCTTGTCTCCTACCTGCATCACGCTCACGGCCTTGGCGAAGGCGGCGTTATTTACGGCGGCGCTTGCGCTCGTACTGAAGCCCCACCAGTGCGGATAAATCGTTATCGGCTGAACGGTGAACTCGACATCCCCGTCGCCGGTGAAGACCTCCGATGTGGGGTTGGCTAGAATCTGATCAATCGTCACTGTCTGACCGGAGTCCACGGACAGCTTTCCGCCGTGGTCAAACCGCCATAGGGCGGCCCCGGTCAACCCCGTTGCGGACCTAAACGTTTTCCCGCTTTTGGCGCGCATCACGCCCGACGCGCCGGCGGCCGTGTCGGCTGATACTAAAGCGTCCTTATCGTCGGTACTGCCGTCCCCGACGGCTCCGTGTTGAGAGTGCGTCGGGTCAACTTCGTTCCAATTCGTCGTGGACTCTTGTAGCGTGCCGTCAACCACAGCCGCTCCGGGCGTCCCATTGTCGTCGGTGATCGCTTCGTTGTCTTGGAATGTGCCGGATATGTTCGACAGCTGCAACACGCCTGTCGTCCCGTGGTCCGCAACAGTGTCGATCGTCGCAGTGGCGCCGCTTGTCGTCCCCGTGAGAGTTGCGCCCGCCGTGAAAGGCGCCGTTTCCGCGTCGTAGCCCAGGAAGAACGCGACATCAGTCCACCCGGTCGTTACGATTGCGTTGTTGATGTTAATTCGGAAGCTTGCCTGGGCGGCGTCGTCAACTAGGCTGAACTCGCCCACACCGCCGCCGATGACATGGGACGATACGCCGGCGTTCACATTGTCGGATGTCAGGTTGATAGTGTGGCTGCCGTCACCCGCATTGAACGACGCGTTAATCTGGTCCCAATGAATCGTGAACGTCGAGTCCTGATAGATGACATTGAACGCCTGATGTATCACATTGTTGACAATGCCCAGCTCGGTCGTGTTGCCGAGCTCCAGACTGATTGTCGTGTGCGTTGCGCCCAGGCTGAGATCTTCCTTGACCTCGAAATTCATCTCGCCCTCGGTCTGGCGCATCAGACTCCCTACGATAGTCTGTAGGGCGGCGGCTGTAACATAATCCGCAAAATCCGTAAGCGCGACCGCATCATTTTCGATGTCTGTAAACGCCATTGTATCGCCTTTTTAATCTCTCCAGGGCCATTTGAATCGCACACTCAAGTTCAGTCTGCCGGTGAACAGGATATGGTTTCCGACCTGTGCTGCGGCCGTCGGCAGTTCGTCTGATGTAACCGTCGTATTGTCAATCGTCAACGCTGAATCCCACAACTGCGCACCCGTCCCGTCGGCATTTGATGACGCCAACTTCTCAATCTCGTACAGGGTTCGGCCGATTGCGGCGCGGCTCAGTGTCGGGTCGGTGTTTGCCCTGTCCGCATCGTCGTAGACGTCAACACGCACCGTCGCCGTGCGTTCAGCCATCTGCATCTTGACGCCTTCGCGAAAAGCACTGTCATACACAATGTTGACCAGGGGCATGTTGGCTGTCGCCAGAAACGAGGAGAGCAGCGCCCCCGCAACCGTATAGGCGACTTCGGAAAGCGGCCCATCGTCAAGCATCGCCTGCTCAATGACCGCCCGCATACTCAATTCCAGAACCTGTCCAGGCGAGCTTGCCCCAACCGTCGCGGCGGCCAAGAGAGTCGGTCCCGCCAGAAACGGGCTGTTGTGGTACTCGACGCCGGGCTCGTTGAGCGGATAATAGGGGAAGCGATACGGATCGCTTCTGACTTCGTTGGCGCTCACATCCTCCGCGCCAATCTGGTACGTCGTCGCAACGTTCTTTTGCCAAGCGGCGTCTTGGTAGTGGGTGACGACAATCAAGGACGTGTTCTGCTTTGTGCCGTTCTTGTAGAAGTTCCAACCGACCGCCGGGCTTACCGCCGCGTCCCAGGCGAAACGGGCAATACCGCCGTTCAGCGTGCGTGTGATACCGGTTGGCAGGCTCAGGGTTGTCGGCGTCGCGACGAATCCGCCGGTTCTCGCCTCATATTCGTACCAGACGCGGATGATGAACACATGTGTAGCATACGGCGTCGCCCAATCTCCTTCGCCGGCGAAACGCCGCACGGCGATAACTTCGGAGCGCACCACATCGGCAACTGAACTTCGCATATCTCCGATTGCGCGATAAACGTCGTCAATAGCTTTGCCGACCCGCAACGTGATAACGTCTCCGGACTTCGGATCTTTCAGAAACGCCCAGGCTTCAACCGGAACCATCCCCAACGCCATACCGGCGCGGGGCGCGTCCACAAACCCGCTCTGGCTGGTGGATTCGGCCCCGTACTGCACTTTGACCTGTGGGAAGCCGACATCGGACGTCGGACGCGGTGCGATGTTGTCGTCGCGAGTCTCGACGTTGTAGGTGGCATTGTAGCCCGCTGCGACCGTCATCCCTTGCAAGTTGGTAACGATGGCATTGTAGATGTCGGATGCTTTAGCCATTATGTTCCTGGGAATCCAGCCGTTCGCGAAGCTCTCGCACTTTCAAGCCTATCCGCGAGATCGCTTCAGTCTGCTGCTCAAACATGACTTTAACGGTGTCGCTTGTAGCTGATAGATACTGCTCCATTTCCGAAAATAGCGGGGCGGTTAGGATGTGCGCAACCTCGTGGTAGATGCCCTGCTCAACCTGTTCCCAATTACCATTGTTAATGAGCGCCGGGACAGACTGAAACATCGTAATCTCGGCGATTAGATATTCAGGAGAGATTTTAATCCGGGCGAATTGCGGCATAGCTTTGTCAAATTCGCCTTCCGGGTCTTGAACAGATTTCTCCACGGACACGCGGTACACCATCGCCGCGTACCCCATATCCTCACAGGCTTCATTGATAAGCTGATAGAGCCGTGCTTCATCGGCGGTGGTTACGGACTCCCATCTGTCTATCATATACTAAATCTCTGCAATGTCGAATGCTTTAGCCGTGTTCTCTCACTGTTGACAGAGCGTCTTAATCAGTTCGGGATTATCACGAATTAGCATGCAGACCGCGAAATCGAGTCGCTCAACGTCGTCTTCCTGGATACGAGTGTGAGTAGCCCTAGCGATTGCGTGTATGGTTTCGTGCCAAAGAATAGACCACTGCCGAGTAGTGTCGCATTTGCCCTGCACTCTAATACGTCCCGGCGCCCATCTCACATCACCAGCGGCGGACTTATCATCCAGGCCATCCGACTGTAATTCAACGGGATAGCGGAAAGGCGGCGACTCTATGAACTCGGGAACTGAAAAGCCGTCAGGCGTGCGCAGAGATGGATTAGCTTTAAGGGCGGCGGCGACCGCAAAGGATACAGCCGGCATACACTCCGCAGTAACCTGTACTCGTACCTCAACAGTATAGAGGTTCAGCGATTCCATAAAGACGTATAGCGCCTTATCGCATTGGGCCAGCCGCTCGCATATAGTTATCGTACACTGTTCCCAGTTGCGCTTTGTCACGATCCCGTCATCGCGCAGGGCATCACTATCCTCGATAATTCGGCATGTCAACCCGCCTATCTTCACTGAATCAACCATCTGGTAGAACCCGCCTCGACTCATCAGTCGGCGTAACTGCTTTTGGGTGTTGAGTGCCGTCGCAATCCGGGCATTTCTCCAATTCGTCGGGATACGCTTTGGGCTGACGCGCGGCCCTATCGGTCAGCGCTAATTCACCCATCCCTGAACACAGCCCGCAGATCCCGTGCTTCCGCTCATATATCGCCCAGAGTTCACTCGTTCCTGCTATTTGATGACTACTTTCCATGATAACCGCCCCCCTTCTCCATGCGCTGCACTATAATCAGAGCAACCAATGCAGAACCTCAAAAGCTCGACTCGTTCCGGACTATCCATCTATACCCTTCGGGTAGCCTATTCATAGACGGCAGATACCGCAACACCCCATCGGGACGCCGAGCAAGCCTGCCGTGTTGTGCGTCGTCCCCCGTGCTGCAGTTACTACAACAGTAGCCCGGCCCGTTATCCAACTTGTGGAATCCGGACCAACACAGCATATTGCTAACCCATCCGCCTACTGGGCGGGGCGGCGTCGCATATCCGTGTTCCGTTAGCGCTTCGTATCTCGTTACACGTCGGGGCATCGTTGCTCCAATGACTGTTCAATCTGCAAGATGTGATCTGAACCGGCTTTAATCAGCGTGCGCCCGCGTCAATAAGCGCGGTAGCCTTCTGAGTCATGCCCTCAAGGATGTCATCACCCCTATCCCTGAACGACTGCGCGAATACGTCGCGTGTGCCGTCGCCACTGTGGAAACGGGCGTGTTCGGCCGGGAAGTGAATTACGGCCGTGCGTGATTGGAAGAAGGCGTTTCCCTGCCGTTCAATAGAGATAAAGGACGTATCCGCCAGCTGACCTGTGCGGCGGTGCAAATGCGCCGGATGGAAGCCGGGCGGGGCGTCGAGGTGTTGCGCCCGCATGACGCCCAGATGCTCCCGCGCCTCTGCTTCGACAATCATCTCAAGGGCGTCGCCGTCAAGCTGCTCAAGAAGCCCCTGTAGGTTGTGCGTGATGTCCACTTCAAAAGCAATCATACAACCCTCTGCGTCTCTGTTAGTACGAACTCCTGAACGTCGCCCTGCTCAAATATGCGAGTGACGTACAGCTCGGCGGGCGTCTTGCCCGTGCGCGTCACTTCGTCGCCGAGCTGCACGCCCGACAGCGGTACTCGGACGAAGCCACGATAGGTCTCCTGCGCTCCGATGAATACGCCGTTGATAAACGCCGGTTTCGTATCGTCCTGGATTGCCATTCGCACATTGGACAAGACGACCGTCTTAGCCGCCAATCGTTCGTTATTCCTGTTGATTGTCACGGGTTCAAGATCTGCGTCGTCGATCGGAACGCTCATGAGCGATATAGCCGCGTCAGCCGCTGGTTGATGCGGTTGCCGCGCCTCCGGTAGTCCTTTACTTTGCCCTCAGTGCCATACGTCCGCGTCGTATTGCCAATCCGCAAGGTTTTCACGGGCCTGCGTCCGTCGTCCGGTGTCAAGCTTAATAGATCAGCGGCCGCATGCCAGGCGTTGTACGCTGTGCCGTAGATGTAAAGGCTTTTGTTCGGCGGCGTGCTGAACGTGAATGTTCCGCTAATCCACTGCGTATCGTCGGGCGTGTGGAGCGCCCCGCCCTCGAACCGGTCATCCCTCAAGACGACATCATTTGACAGGAAGCGCACCGGCTTATACTGCGAAAAGTCCGGCGTCGTCACGTCAATAAGTTCCCTATCTCTGACAAGCAGCTCACCGAACCGGAAGGGGCGCGTATAGAAGCGCCGGTAGTCCGGATCAGTGTCAAGCAGCACCCACTCAAGGTCAAGGCGCCACTGATCCAATGAGTCCTCAACATCATTGTTCGTGAACGGTGTATCACTGCCCTTTTGGCCGAGTAGCCCCATTGTATAATCAATGATGTCGAGCATCTCTAAACGCGCCATTCTCTCACCTCAGTGCAATCTGCCCGACTTCCATGCGACCGGCTTCCCATGCGAAATAGGCGCTCATTTCTTGGGCCGTTCGGAAGCGATTCACCTGCGGCGTTTTGTCGCCCGTGTCATCCACAAGCGTCCGGACAGGCTGGCCGATCCCCAGATAAATCATGGCTTGCTGATAGATCGGCCACATCTTATCGGTGTTCGGATGAGCGAAGTCGCTGAACTTGTCGTCCCAGATTGCGACAATCACTCCGGCATGTTTCCGTTGGACCGTCGCCGTTTGCGGCAAAGGCCCCGGCTTGTCACGCTGAATCCCCAAATCATCAATGTCCCATAGGATTCGATTCAGGTATTCACGCGCCAGAAAGGCATCGTATATCTTCCTGCCGGGGTTGAGTATCTTGTCCACCATCAGCAACTGCATGTTGCGGTCTCTGCATTTGGCGCGCCGATCGGCTTCGGTCAGATACCCGTAGTGCGCAATCTTAGCCGGCATGGTCGTTGACGGAAAGATATTATCGTTAAGGGTCTCCATGCAGTGCTCGTGAATGGCACCATAAAATTTATAGCCCCGCCTGTTTCTCCACATACGCACAGGCTCATCATGCGTATTCAGTGCATCGAGCATCAGGTGGTGTTGCTGGATTACGTAGCCATTGTAGGCCGGAGAGTCCAGGTATCGGCGTATCGATCCGGAGTCCGTAACTTGTTCGTCAGCGTCAAGCCAGAGAATCCAGTCCGCCTCATGTGCCACGTCAAGGATCTGATTGCGTATCCAGGCAAAGTCGCCGGGCGGAGGTATGCGGAATCCGAGATCAGGGAAGTCCTCCGGCAGCGGCGCAATCGGCGCAATCTCAATAACCTCCGCGCCGTAGAGTTTGGCGACCTCGCGGGTCGCATCGCGTGACCCGTTGTCGCCTATGATGATATTATCCACGACCTTGCGCACGGAAGATAGGCACCGGGGCAAATCTTCGGCGGAATTTCGCGTGTTGACCATCAGTTCGACTGACTGATAAGGGCGCGTCGTTAATGCTTTCTTGTGCAGGTCAATCGTCCCGGTAGGGCCATGGCCGTGCATAATCAGCCAGTGCCCGAGCAGGTTGCCGCGCGGCGTGTGGTGCATCGGTATGAACCGGACTACCATATCCGACTTCTTCCCGAACACTTCATGCGCAGTGTTGTATTCCCAATGGACCTTGTGGTTGCGCACCTCCGGCAAGCCGTCGGCCAGAATCTCGATAAACGCGCCGCTCGGCACAGTCCAGATGATTCGGCCGTCGATTGCTAACAGGTTTTCCAGCGCTTCAATGACAGCGCCATAATCCCAGTTATGCTCTAAGAACTCTCCGCAGAATATGACATCATATGCCGGATCGTCGGCAGCATCTTCCATTGAGCCGTGTCGGATGAAGGTGTTCTTACAGCCGCGTCCCCGGACGAACCGTTCAGCGATTTCGCACAAATCGGATGAATAATCAACCCCGATAACCTCCGCCGTAGGGAACCGTTCAGCCAGCATTGCCGTCATTGTGCCGTTCCCGCAAGCAAAATCAAGGATACGCTTCGGCGCAAGCCCGTCGAGCATCTCGATTACCGTCCGGAACCTTGCCGGCCTCTGAATCTCTTCGTGGGGGTTCATCGCGTGTGCGGCGTATTCGTCGGGCGATTCCGAAGCGGTCAGCCGCTCTATCTCGGCGGATGTTTCTGTGAGCAGCCCCAAGCCGGCGCGCTTGGCAAAGTCCTTGGCAGTCAGGAAGTCGTCGTGATGAATGAGGTTGCGGATAATCGCTTGGGGGCGTGCCATTGCGCGTTGTTCAAAGTATTCATCCCAGTGCGACTCCCATGCAACAGCTACAACTTCAGAGTGATACCGGCGCGTGTGCTCAATCCCGGCACGTTGTAGTTGGGTATAATCGATAGAGCGCCCGCCCGCAAGGAGGGCTAAAGTCTCGCCCATGAAAACGTCATGATACTCACCACTGTAGGCGTCGCCTTCAATCTTGACCCCCGCCTCATCGTGCAACGTCTCAACCAAGCCGCCTTTAGCGGAGCATATCAGCGGCGTTCCCAACGCTTGCGCCTCGATCGCGGCGATGCAGCTTGTCTCGTCAAAGTCCGGAACGCCGGGGTAGACCATCAACGCCGATGTTGCGATTTCTCGATACAAATCTGCTTTGTTCAAGTTGCCGAGCCATTTCACGCCGTCCATCCCCGCCACGGCGCGATCCGCCCAATCACAGATTGCCTTTACGTTGGGGTTGGATTCATACATCGACTCGTATCGGCAGATGTGCAACTCTAGATCTGGACGGGCCGCCTTCATTTTAGGGAACATCTGAAGTAATGGTTTTAGGCCGCGTTCCGGGCGACTGACATAGATTATCTTGTTGAAGTCATTCTCTAGGCCGGAGCATTTGCCATCTGAATCAGATCCCATGTCCACTTCTGACAGCGTGGCACGCGCCAATTTCGCATCATAGCAGTTGCGAGTCACCCATCCCATTTGTGCGGCGTTGTCGGGTATTTGCGATTCGTACTGGCGGCGTTGCCACTCGCTGACATAGTACAGTTCGTCCGTCTGCCACAGGCAAGAATAGAAATCACTGGGGACGGAGAGAATGTCTTGATTCCAGACGGCTCTCAGTTTCGCACGGATGGGTTGCGTCATTACCTGGAAATGTCGCAACGATACGAAGATGTCGTATTCGATTTGACCGGTCATGCTTGGCATATCGGCCAGATCGTACCACTGAACGCCCGCATACTCGCCGGCGTGTTCGGGGTCCGGGATGTCGGTGAAGATTGAAACGTCGTGATCGCGCGTCGCGAGTGCGTTGGCTAACATCACAAGCGCCGATTCGGAGCCGCCCAGGCTCGTTTCAAGCCGGATGCTCTTATCGGTAAACGGGACGGATTGACAGTAGAATGCGACGTTATATTTCATGCGGCCTCTTATTTTATACGAACCCAGACATTGAAGAAATGGCGCCCATCGCTGATGTGCATCAATTTGAGCGTCACCATATTATAGCGAACGCAAACGGGCGGTGTGTCTAGGCCGTCGTCATAGGCTCCGAAAGACGAATCGCCTATAGGCACAGGCACGTTACACATCCCGCCGCAATGACGTGCAACCTCAAGCCATGCGGCGGGACGGCCTCGCGCCCAATTTGCGTCACCCACTTCGCCGCACTCGACTAGCTGTTCAATAAGTCGTATGCCGGGGAGTTGCGGTGCATAGTCGCCAGGCGCACCTTCGATCTCCTGGCTCATGCAGAATTGCTTCATGCGGCGCTCCTCGCTTGGCGCTTTCGTGCCGCCGGCTTCTTGGACACCGCGCACAACTCATCACGCTCATTGATGACAGTCTGCATATCTCGCTTGACCCTGTCCAGGAACTTCGGCGACAACGCTCGCGTAGATGGGAACCTGAGGAACTTTTGGAGTGCTTCCATATGTCGAAGATTCGGGCGGAGTCGCCCCCGCCCGCTCACGTGTTATGCGGCCTGATTCGCTTTCGCGTGGCCGTCCTCGTTCATCAGTTCAACGGTGTACTCGCCGATAATCTCCAGCTTGTCGGCGTCCCCGGTTTTGGCGCGCGCCTCTGACTGGAACGATCTGCCGGCCAAATTCATAACCTTGATTCGCCCCGATGCCAGGACCATCAAGCTGGTTACCGGCATCCAGCGATCGGGTCGGAGGATGTCAAGTTCGGCGAAACTGCCTTCATAACGGTTCACGACCGACCGGAACCGGTCTGCGTCCTGATCTGTACGGATGCGACTATCGGAGAAGCCGTCTAACAGATCTTTCCATATCCCATCGGCGACCAGGAAATCGAGATCGGCCGCGCCGTTATCCCAGGCGGGCTTGATGACCTGGTTATTGAGGAAACTTTCCGTCAGCGTTGTCGCCGATGAAATGTTCGTCGTCAGGAATCGCCAGATACCTTTCATTGTCCGATAAGCGCTCGATGACCCAAAGCTGTTGGCGGTTTCACTCAGGATAACTGCGCGTTCCAGGTCGCGGATAGCCTCGCGGGACCGCTGAACAGTCTGGTAATCGAACTCATCCGTAACGCCGCCCAGATTGGTCACAGCGCGCTTTGAGCCGGACACAACAACGGGCTTGCGGAATATCTGGGTGAAGTTAATCTTTCGCGATCTGTTCCCGCTGATGTCATCGTTCATGTCGGTGCCTTCGAGGGAGCTGTTCGAGACTAGCTCTATCGTCGCACCGACCACCGAGCTGGATGGCCCGATGCCGCCCACGCCGCGCTCGAATGTAGAGCTGGTCACAGCAGTGGCTGTGACTCGCATCAGCTCCTCATTATCCAGAGACGCCGCGCCGGTATATCGCACGACATCGCCTACCTGTAACTTACTGCCATCCAGCGCCAGCGTTTCCGCAGCAGTTGCGGACGTAATCACGCTTGACGCAGTCAACGTTCCCGGCGACAGTGCGTCTTCAAGCCATTCGTGTAGCACGTTTTCGGCGGGCTGCGCCGCATCGCCTAATCGGTCCAGAAGCGGCGTCTCAAATGGGCTAATCATTCCAATAATCGGGGATACATCCTCTCCGATTTCTGATGTCTGATCGTGTGTCGCTCTACCTGTGAAAGCCATTAGTTATCACCCCTTGGGATTTCTGCACGCCACGCTGCAACGATGTCAGCCGTCCGGTTCGACCCCTTCGCCGTTTGGCTCAGAGCTTCGGCCTGGCCGGGATCAGGCACCCTGGCCGGCTGATTGAAGGCGCCACCGCTTCCGCCGCGACTGCCGGCGGATACGAACTGCGGGAACTCCGCAACGAGCAGTTGCACAACGCTCGTCTCGTCGAGGAACTGTCCTTTCCCGTCGGTTACGCGCTGGTCTTGGCCGTCAACGACCAGAGTCGTATAATCGCCGTTCTCGCCTTTTTCGGCCTTCACCTTGACGAAGCGGCCTTCAAGCTGATGCCCCCGCCTAAGCATGTCGCGAATTACTGGGATTATCTTCGGCATAACACCCTCCACAGAGCCGATGCCGCGATCAATGGCGGCGTCCGTATGATAATCCCTGAGCGCAGCGTAAGCGATTTGCAGTTCAGCCTCGACCTCTCTGACTTTTTTGGCGTGCTGCTGTGCTATCTCTTTCTGTTGCGTTTCCTTCTCTGTGATAATCTGCTGAAATTTGCCCTCTTCCGCGAGTTGCGTCTGGCGGGCTGTTTCAGCCTCTGTCTCACGTTCCTGCTTTTCGGCGCGAAGCGTTTCCAGTTCCGCGTGGTCTTCGTCTGAACGGCGCGAAGCACGCTTTATCCGCTCACTGATAAGGCCGTCAACATGTGCTTGCTGGGCGTCTGTCAGCGGCGTAAAGCCATCACCGTTCGGCTCCGTGTTTTGCGTCCCGTCGGACTCACCGGTTTCTGTGCTACCGCCCCCACCGGCACCGTCGTCGGTTTTGGCGTAGAACAGGCTTGCAATCCGCACCAATGGGTGTGATCCCATCTTGGCAAGCTCGCTCCAATCATCATGGGTATGTTGAATCATTGTACCCTCCGTTTTAGGCCCGTCGGCCATATGCCGTTTAACGCCCGTCGGCGCGTAGTGTTAGGTTCTTTTCTTTTAGGTGCCCCATACGTCGCCGGGGCCAATGCTTTTATCTCTGCGACGACCTCGTCGCAATTATACCGTCGGTCAACATCAACCTGAAGATACGCATCAACATCGAACGTATCCGCAACACCTTCGACCGCCGCTATCTTGGTGTGTATTTCGCGGTCCGCCCAAACCTTAAGGTCTCCCCAGGACAACACCTCGACTTTGATATCTTGCAGCCGAGTCGCCATGCTTACCTCCTCCTATGTTGACACGATGCGGCCGTTACGTTGACAACACGTCAACGCCCCCTGCCGTTATGGTTGCCGGCGCGCCGTTGGTCAATGCGCTGTGTGGCTGGTTGAGTGCGTCCCTGCCGATTTCCAACTGATTCGCGCCCGGCCCGATTTCCGTAAACGTCATCGTAATCCCCGTCGCGTCAAGGTTAGTCGTGCCGGGAATGAACGCCCCGCCGCTCTCGTTTTCAGCATAGAATACGCCCGCTAAGGCAAGATAAGGGTTCGGGGTGTGATCTCGCACGGCCGCCTGTGCCGTTGCCAGATCCGCATACGCGGCGCCAAGCTGTACGGCGATTTCCACATCATCAGCGAGAACGTAGAACAGCCACGCCCCTACGGCGCCGTCGGCAACGTTACTGCCGGCGATGGTTACGTTAGCTTTGCCCGTTGGGACAATCCTCGTCCCGTCTCCGAGCCTAAGAACGCCCGCGCCATAGGTGAACGTTGCGGCAGCCGCGTCCAAGACGAAACTTGCTATAACGGTTTCTACGCCCGGTTGACCAAAGAAGTCCGTGTACGTAGCGCTTTCGGCCGTGAGTGAGTCGGTTCCCCAAGTATAGGGACCGGAGTTGTTCTCCGTGATGAGAATCGCTCCGATGGGGACATCATCCGCACCCGGCGGAAGGGTGTTCGTGGGAACGCTGTACTGCGCCCACGCTTCAATAGCAGTATCATAGTCGGCGGCGTCTTTGTCCACCTCAACATCGCCGGAGCCTGCCGTGTTGGCGAAAACCCAAGCGACCCCGACTTTGTTCTGAGTGATAGTGGCGCCACCGGCGGCCAACGCTGATATATCCAACTCGGCGATAGCGGCGACTTTGTAGATTTGACCGTTGAAGCGAATTAAAATCGCCTGGCCTGTTTCCGCATTTTCGGCGTTCACGCCGTCCACGGTCAGCCCCGCCGTGAGGACTGTCGGGATGACTTCCCCCGCGAGCAGTTGCGTCTGCAACATGCTTATCCGCGCCTCATTGGCGTCTACGGCGGTCTTAAACGTTCCGTGATCCGTCCGTAGCTCATTGCTCAGGCTAATACTCTGGTCCAATTTCACGCCCAACTGCTCTTGGTCCGTGCCGGGCGTCGCTAAGTTTAGCGCTTCTATTCCTTGCATCAGTGTTGTTCCCTCGATGGTGCGAAGCCTATCAGGTTATCCACGCCCCTGCGTGAAGGCCAAGGCGTTTAATATTAACGCCTACGATTAGGGGGCGGGCGCGTCGCGTATGAGTAGGTCTAAAAAGCGCTTCGCCGCTTTGTTGCCGATTGAGTGTAGCTTCTTGCGTGAGTCCCTCGATCCTTGGTGATGCGCTTCATCCTGGAATGCCATCGCTATATTAGCCTGCCACCCATGCCGGTAATCAGGGTCATTCGCAAAAGCCTTACGAAGCCGGTCAATTGCAACCTTTACGTCCATCGATTAATTCCTTTCGGCTATTAGCCATTCGCTATTGATGCTGACTTATCGGTCTCCGTCACCAAATCCCGGAAGATTTGCCGCTGTGTCTTGATAAAGCCCGGCGAACCCTCTTCAGTCGCCATCCGGCCCGAACGGCTAACGTCTTTGGTTAGTGCCACCGGCCCCTTGGGTTCCGACCATTCAGATGCCGGGCGTAGGACGTCAGTGACAAAGCACAAATCGTTCGGGTGCGGCTTTGGTGGAATCTTTTCCGGCGGGTATTCACCGGGACCCAAGCCGTACAGATTTTGGGAGGCCAGGATGTCACATACGTCCCATTTCGGATGGCTCTGACTGAGGTTCCACTTCAGCGCCCCAACCAGCGGCGACTCAACAGCGGAAATCCGGTTCGATTCCCAAGACGCATTGGCGATTTCGGTACGCGCCAGCCGCGTGGCTTTCGTGTTGATGGAGTGGCCTAGCTTGCGGCGCGCCGCGCCCGTCACGGTTCGCAGATCCTTCAGTTCGTCCTTAGTCAACTCCTCCGACCCAAGGACGAACTCCCTAAGCCGCCGCGCCGTATCCGCAACGCTCTCACCTCTGACCTGCCCATCCAACGCCGCCGTCCGAATTATTGACGCCTGTTTGTTGCCCCATATGGCCGGCGATACTTTTAGTCTTTCAAAGTCAACAGTTTTCGCTAGAACCTCAGCCGTCCGGCGTGGCACTTCGGAGAAGTCAACGATTAGCGGGCTTGCCGCTTCGGATAATAGCGCGTTGGTCGCGTCCTGTCGGACACTGCTTACAGCCGTCGCCGTCGCGTTCGTCGCTTGGATAATATCCGCTTTGATGTCTAACCCCAGTTCAGCCATAAGCCGCCGACTCGCTTCCTGTTTTGCGTTCCATGCCGCCAGATCGAGAGTCCCTTTAGCGTTCCGGGAGTCACGTAGCATCCTCTCCAGTTCGCTCCACGCGTTTCCCAGTGCCGTCTGAAGGCGACCCTCGACACCTTTCATCTCTTTCAACGGAACGGCTCTGAGTGCGAGAATAGCGCGGTGATAGTCGTTCAGCGGCATCAGCAACGCGCCTCAGATTCCCATAAATCGATCAGAAGTGGGTCTATTGGCTTTCGGAGCATTGACAGGCGAGTCCAGCCGTAGTATTCGGCGGCACAGCCCTGGTGTAGAGGGCCGATACGCGCGTCGTAAGGATTCCCTGACTGGCACGAATAGGGCGGCTTGACCACTTCCCCGCACTGGATGCACATAAACCGGCCGTCTGACTGCGTGCCTTCGTCCCTCGGCTGCTGTAACGGTCCGTACCATTCTAATCCGCGCACATGCTCTAATGCAATGCGTGCGCCCTCACGAAACATGGCACTGTGACACATACAGCCCCGCTGAACAAGCACTATTTCCGTGATGTCCGCAAGCGTACAGTCTTTGTAGGCTGGGTATCTAGCCCAATAATATCCATCTTCTGTCGGCGCCTTCTCAGTCCATTCAAGCATGGATAACTCTCCTCAGATACTATCAAGCGGCATCCCTTATCGCCCGGTCAAATGCGGCCGCCTGCTGTTCAACGACGACGGCCTCCTCAAGTTCGCCGTCTATCACTTTGCGGACGTCCTCTTCCATCTTCGGCTGCAGGCGGGTGGCTACGGTTTTGAGGTGTTCGGAGATCATCGTCGGTGATTGGTCGGTATAAAGAGCTACCACGTCTAGTGCGTTCTTTAGTGTCTCTTCAAGCGTGCCGATGTCGTAGGAGTCGGGGTAGTCTACCATCGGCTCAACCTGCCTGCCTTCCCACAACCCCCACACCCTCTGAATGCTTTCCTCAGTGCGTTCAAGCCGGCGAGCGTATCGCGTCAAAGCCGCGTCGGTCTCCATGAAATCCATCTGCTTTGCGACGCCCGATTGTTCCATCAAGACTCGCGTCTCAAGTTTTGCCAGCCTGAAGATTTGCCGCGTCAGGAAGTCTTGGACGTAGACTTTCATAAACTCCGCCGGGTCAATCGGCGGGGATATGTACTGCGGCGGATGTGTCCCCTCGGGGTATCCGTATACGTTGTTTGCGCTAATCTGTCTCGCTTCTTCGGGCTGTACGGCCTCCGCCTCTTCTTCCGCGAGAAACGGAAACGCCTGTTTTGCGACAAACTCGTCGATGTAACTAATCACGTTGACCATCATTCGGTTAATCCGAGCGATGTCTTGAAGGATGCCGATGCCGATTAGGTTCGACGTCGGATGCCGATCGAAGTAGTGCATAATGAACGGAACGACGCCCAAAGAGTGATCAGCGCCCGCTATGACCTTCGCATCTTCGTCATGGATAAACCATTTGTCACGCGTCCACACACGATACAGCGCCGTCGGCCGCTGCGTCGTATTCATCGGGTCCGCATCGTTGCGTTCCGATTCCGCCAGCCTGACCCACTTAAAGGCGCCGAATCGGTCAAGCGACCAATCCACAATCGACAGCGCCGGATAGATGGTCAAGAATGTACGCAAGCCCGCCTCGCGGACGTCCGCCAACGTGATAATCTTATCGTCTTTCTGCGGCTGGTCAACGAGTATCCCGACGTGTCCTTGCATCTGCCCCCACATTGAGATGTCCTGCATAAAATCGTCAATCGGGTTGCCCCGTAGATCTACATCCTTCGCAAACGTGTCCCAGCCGGGATCCTTCAGGTCTCGCGTGACGCGTTGGTCTGCGCCGAAAATGAACGCGGTGTAGGTATCAATCACCGGCCGGCAGTAGTTAAAATACGCAGCGCGCCCGATTCGCGTCTTGTAGTCGTTAGCGTCTTCCCTACCGAATTTGAACATATTATCAGATGTCAGCCACTCATCGCCGCCGACATAGGAATCAAGGAAGAACTTCCAACGCTTCTTGTTTTTAGAGTATGAGGGATGTAGGAACCGGGACCGCATCTGGTATCGGAAAGGTCTCCTTGCGTGGTATTGAGTATGCCCTCATTCGCTGGGCTTCGTTGTTGAGCTCAAACCATTTCTCGCGGTCAATCAGCTTGGCGACAGTACGGTCGTAATACCACACCACCGAAATGGAGTCAAACACCCCACCGGCAAACTCCGGCCTCGCCGGGACGATGTAGATTGTCCCTTCGTAGGCGACTAAATCCATGCTGTATAGCCGCTCTACGCATTCGAGGACACAACATTGACCGAAGACGCCGAGCGTCATTTTCTCCCAGAGTGGGCCGTACAGCATTTTCGCGTTCGTCAGCGATTCAAACTTGTAAGATTTAGGCAGATGCACTGTTCAAGCCCCCTAGGACGCGTAGTAGTGTATCGTGTGAAATGTCTAGCTTCCCGGTAAGGTGGCTGGTGATGTTCAATTCAAAGCGGCTGCAATTGGCATCAAGCAACTTAACTACCGTAATGCCCCCATTCGTCAGCGCAAACTGCTGATAAGGGGCACGCAGAAGGAAATGCAAAAGGAATGCCCCGGTAATGCCATGACCTACAAGGCACACAACAGCGTCGTTGAACTCATTTCGTAATTGCCACATCCGGAGAGCGACCTGATGGGATCGCTCATACGCATCCTGAAGAGTCTCATCCGGATTCACCCACCAATCCCCGTCGGTAATCGACGGAGGCAGATCGACATACGGGAAGCGTTGCTCGATGTCGCCTCTTTTCATCCCATGGTATCCGGAATATGCCCAATGTTCTGCAAGATCCGGGAGTATCATAGGCGGCCGGGACTTACTCCTACGCCGCGCCTTAGTAATCGGCTCAATAGTCTCCATCGCCCGACGCAACGGACTGCAATAAATAACATCAATCGGCGCATACTTCAGCACCTCCGCTACACGCCGTGCCTGCCTATGCCCTAATTCCGTCAGTCCCAAATCCGGCTCCGTCGTCTCCATCACGTTCTTTATCGCTTCGCCGTGCCGTACAAAGATAAGTCGCATCAGATATACCTCACCGAACGCGATGTCGTCCGGCGCGGCGCGACAACACTCATCACAGCATACCTTTTTTGGTCACAGCCGTGGTCGTCAATCTTGGCCGGCTCATCTTTCGCCACACCCGCTCCGGACACCGCCCATTCATAGCCGAGTATCTCTTCGAGCGTTGATTGCGGTCGCTTGCGCTTGATTGGTCCGTCCGTGTCCAGTAGTTTCGGGTCGGCGTCTACCAGCGCATCCCGACAGATGAATAGCTCATCATTAGCGATTTTTTCGTATGTCTTTTCGATTCCCAGTGCAACATCCTTTTTCGCGCCGATGGTGCGTATACCGTTCTCCGCGAGCGTCAATCTGTCGGACACGTCGTGATCAGCGACAGTGTATGCGTATCGTTCGCCGATCGAAGCCTCGTTTATCATCCCGGCGAAGTCCTTGACGCTGATACCCGACCAGTAGATCTCTCGATACATATACATCTTCCGTCCGTCAATTACGCGCCAGAACCCGCACACGTGCGGGTTGTTGCCGCCGAAGTCGATTGACCTGAAGTTGAAGTTATCAGGCCACTTCGCCCCATCGGGAAGCGGGGGCACGGCATCGATAACGTGTTTGGCATCATCGAAACAGTCGTAGATACGTCCGGCGAAGCCGACCCATTCACCCAAGACCATACGGCGGTAAAACAGACCCTTGATGCGTTCAAGGGTCGCCAGGTACGCGGCGGATAGAGTCGGGTTGTCGAACGTCGTGACGCGGATAGTAAGCGTGTCGGAATCCTGTTGCTCGACGAATCGCTGATATAGCCAGTGACTCGGACTGCCGGGGTTACTCGCCATGAAGATTTGGGGCGTTGACCCGGCAACTTCATACGACAACCGGGTCGTAACCATGTCGAAATCGGATTCATCCAGTTCATACGCTTCGTCAATGTACGCTTTCGTCAGTTCAAGCGAGCCGATTTTAGTCAGCTTATCGATGCCGAAAAAGAGTATCTGCGACCCGTTGGAGAGGGTCGCCTTGAACTCGCTTTTCGCCCAGTGCTTGATTAGGCCGTATTCGCCTGCGTTGTCGTCTTCACTCGCCCATCCGCAAGCGTCCACAAGAAAACTGCGAATGGTGGTGTTGAACAGCGTAGCACGGACCTTGCGAAAGACACCGAAGCGCCCGCCCGGGTATCGCAGGGCGTCTTGAAGCACACGCTCTACCACCGGCCTAGACTTGCCGGCGCGCACCGCCCCCGAAATTATATTGAACTTCTTATCGGACGCCATGAACGGCGCCTGCTTCTCAGTCGGCTCAAAGGGCGGTTTGTTCAGCGTCGGCGCGGCTGCCGGCATCGGATAGCGGTATTGGTAGATGTGGGGTTGATATGCGCTGGCCATGGAATAACTCCATGAAGGGGATTCGCTGTCCATCGCGTTCGCACCACGCCCCCGACTCGCCACCGACGTGTGCCACCCACCGCCTGACAGCAAGATCGACGTAACGTGGCTCTATTTCGACAGCGTAACATCGGCGTCCTAGCTGCTCACAAGCAATCAGGGTCGTCCCGGATCCCAGGAAGGGGTCGTAAACTGCGTCTCCCTCCTTAGACGAGTTAAGCAGAGCGTTTCCTACTAACGCGACGGGCTTCGTCGTCGGATGATCAGGCGAGGCCCGGGGCTTGTCAATCGGCCACACAGACGTATTGAACTGGCCCTTCCCATAGTGCTTATGCGTTTTCTTCCACGTGTATAGAATCGGCTCGTGTTGATATTCATAGTCAAGGCGACCCATGCTGAAGCCAGGCTGGTTCTTGAGCCAAAACAGAATGTGACGAACAGGAAGGCCCACCTGCTGCATCATCATCAGGAACATTCCCCCCCCAGATCCCCCCTGCGGCCCAGTGACATAGATAGCCGCGCAGTCGTCCATGACCTCGCGAACTAACGTAAATGCAGCGGTCAGCATTGGTCGTAACTCGTCACTAGCCAGGGAATCTCCATGCAGTTTGTCGAGTGACCTTGCGGACCTCCTCTGGAGGGTGTTCAACAGAGCGTTCTTCTCACCGATACCCACCCCATAAGGCGGATCGGTGAACACCAAGGCCGCCGAGCCTCCAGTCATCAAGCCAGCGACAACCGATTTGTCCGTACAGTCTCCGCACGCGAGATGATGCTCACCTAGTACCCATAAATCACCTACCTGTGATGCCGCTTCATCAGGCGCCGCCTCATCGAAGCCATCTTCAACTATTTCGGGCGCCCCTCTGACATCCGCCAGGAGATTATCAAGCTCATCGGCATCAAACCCAGTACCCTCAATATCAATATCCGGCACGGCCTCAAGTTCTTCGATTAAGTCATTAAGCGCCGTGGCATCCCATTCGCTGGTTTCCGCCGTCCGGTTATCGGCAATCGAATACAGTTTAGCGTCATTCTCCGACATGTCCACGTAGACAACAGGCACCGTTTCGATGCCTTCAGCCTTTGCCGCCTCAAGCCTACCATGTCCAGCGATTATCATGTTGTCGGCCCGCCGCACAATCACGGGATTCGTCCATCCGAACCGGGTGATACTCCGCTTAATGTCAGCGATATTCCGTTCCGAGTGATGGCGCGGGTTGTCAACAAATGGCTTCAGTGCGTCAAGCGCAACGTACTCAATCGCTATCGGATTCTGCACGCCGTGCTGTTTGGTTTGCATGTTCGTTGCCGATGCCTATCAGATCTTTGAGCGCTTCCCTGTTGGTATTGTATCCCATCATCGCCTGGCGATATGTGCTTGCATCCGGCCGATCGTCTTTGCTGATTCCAATCATTATCTTGCGGGCGACCTGCTGTGATAGCTTCATGATGGTGAAATCATGCTCGATGAATCGTTGGATGTCGGCATTGCGTGCAAGTATGAATTCCCGGAGCGCATCTTTGCTTCTGGAGATGTCCCAATCACGGGCGCGTTCTTTCCAGTTATTATCATCCGCCCACCTATTCCAATTACCCGGCTGATGTTTGTTCTCATAGCCCGGTTCATAGCCCCGTTCCTCGCAATGTTTATGGTATGCGCGCCGACGGGTCCGGCTATCGCTCGGAAGGTCCCTATACCGGCAAAATGCGCGATATGCCGCGTCGGTTTCTCCTTTAATCCGTTCCCCTGCCACATCCTCAACTCCTACCCGAGCGTGTAGACCCTTACCGCTTCCTTGAAGGTGTTCCCCTCACCCGTATACACGCAATCAGCCCGATAAAAATGCTTGGCAACTAATGTCTGGAGGAGCGCCATTGTGACGACGGTACCGGACGCCGTCGCGTCCGCCGCAGGCATCACTTCGGTTGTCACGACTCTATCATCATCGGATTCGTCATATACGATCGGCGTCGCCGGCACCGGTGCAGAAGTGTTGGCAGCGGTATCGAACGCCCACGAAATCTTCTCACCGACTCGCTGCTCCTGTACGCCTTGTATAACTTGCCTGACGTCTGCCATATCAGAGTTCCTTGCTTGTTAGCGACGTATCCACTTCTTCACTCGTCAATGTCGTATCCACTTCAGCGCTTGTTAGTGACGTATCCACTTCAGCGCTTGTCAACACTTTCGCGGCGGCATCGGTTGGGGTTGTCGTTCCCCACGGCCCTACCCAACCAAGCGTCAATCCAATAAGATCCATTAGACGGTATTAACCTCTGTAATCGGGTCTGCGTCCGCATCACTGGTAACGACCTGCGTGCCGAAGGCTGTCGCGTCGTCTTCCTGGTAAACTGTGAGCGTTGACGACGGGGCCGCTACACGGTTGACCAGTTTGGAGGCCGCTCCCAACGGCGACCGGAAAATAACCGCGTCCCCGTCCGAACTTGCCCGGGAATTGGCTAGTGTACGCCTCCATATGTGGTCTGCGATCTTGTTCGCCGCCGCCGCCGCAATCGCCCCGGCGTCAATCGCACCGTCCGCAATCTCCGACGCGCCTATCGCATCGGCGGCTATTGTGGCCGCCGTTATGGCGTCTGTAGCAATGGCCGTAGCGGTTAAGACGTTCGCCGCCATTGCCCCGACGCTTGAATCCATACGCCCGCCGACTAATGCGGCGGGGAGAAGCGCCGGGATAGTTGTGCCGGTGCCAAGGAGAATGGCGTCAATATCCGCCGGCAGATTGGCCGCGTCCAGTTCAGCAAGCCTTGCCTCTGTCGCTACGCTCGCTAAAGCCAAGTCGTCCCGCAATGCCTGAAGTGAGTCGGTCGTATTAACGAAGTCGTCCCAATCGGCGGTCGCCGACTTGCTGGCAAGTTTCGCGACGATTGAATTATCGGTAACGTCAGCGCCTACAACGGCGGCGGATACCAGGTGGTCGAGGCCGATAGCCGCGAGCCGTGCGTCAATATCAGCCGTTCCCAAGTCGTTCAGCGCCGCGATAAGCCCCGGGACATCATCGCTCTGAAGCTCATTGGTGTCGGCAAGAATCGCATCAATAATGAGGTCAAGCCGCCCAGCGTCCACCCAGTCCGTCTGTAGCTCATTTGAGTCGTCGTACACGCTTCGTAAGACTTCAGCCAAACTAACGCCGTTACCGGGCGCGGCCGCCCCCGGATAGGTGACAACGCCCGCCGTGCCGACCAGCACATTTATGAGCTGTTTTACGTACTGCATCACCGTGTCGGCAGCCGTAGGATCGCCGTCAGCGGCTCCGTCGGCGAGCGCCCCGAGAACTGCCGCCGTCGCCGCGTTGTCGGTGCCGCGCATCGCCGTATTCATGTCGAGATCAGTCAACTGAATCTCGATCGGAAGCGGCGCCATGTTCGTTGCGCCTTCCAAATGCACGCCTACGGAGTCAACGCCTGTTGCCAGAATCGCATCGCTCAGATCCAGGCGATACCAACCCGGCATGTTCGTAGCGTCAATTTCGACGAACCCGCCGTCTGAATGGGCGCCCGTCACTGTTTGCGTGGCGAGTGTCAGCGCCGCCGCCACAGCCAATGGGCGGGCGTAGTACGAGGCCAGCCCCGCCGAATTCCAGACGAGACCCGTTAACCCCGCGCCGGTCGTTGAACTGCTGTCAGCAATCCATATCTCGATAGTAACGTCCGTGGATGCCTTGGCCAGCTGTAGCTTCATCTATTATCCCAACGGATTCCACATCTGTTGACCGTGACCAATCAACCCCGTTATAGTTCAACAAACCCGCCGCCCGAGCGAGCGTCGGCCAATGTCCGCGTTATAAGCGTTTGCATCGCAGCCCGCCGCCGACGGGCGCATCCGGTAGCGGTCGAGGCCGCCGAATTGAGCGCGATACCAGCCAAGGGCGCGCCGCTACTGTCAGTAATACATAACTCGATAGTGATGTCTGTAGATGCTTTAGGGAATATCTTCATAGATTACCCCAACGGGTTCCACATCTGTTGACCGTGGCCGGTAAGCCCTGATAGGTCGCCGTAGCGAGCAATACGACCGCCTACCACAGCCGGCGCCTTCCATACGGGCGGCTGTGGCTCAAACTCAAGGAACTGCGCATCAAACAGCGACGCAACCACCGCATCGGGCGCGGGATAGCCATACATTCGTATATCGTCCATCTCGCCGTCATAATAGTTGCTCGCGACGCCGGCCTTTTTCGCAAACGTTAGGACATGCGTTGACGCGTTCGGTACCGCGTGTGTCCCCGACCCGTCCAACACGCCGTCTATGAAGATATTGACCGTGCCGGCGTCGTTGCGAACAACCACATGCGCCCATGTATCTACCACGAGGGAGTTGTTGGATGACGTGATCCCGGTCGAGTCATTATGGCGTACCTGGATGTTGCTGTTCAACCCAATCTCAATCGTGTATCCGTCATCCGTGCCGCCGCCCTTATCAATAATGCGGTCATCTTCACCGAATGAAGCCGGCTTTATCCAGAACGAGATAAGGTAGCCGCCCGTCAGGTCAAGCCTATCATTGTCGGCGACGGCGGTAGAATCGTTCCCGCCATCGTAACTCAAGGCACCGCCGACCCGGCCGACGCTCCACGCCGCACCGTCAATCGCGCCGTTTTGGCCGTAACCGCCAATATCGAAAAGGTTCGGGCCGCCGCCGGCCAGGTGCATCCAGTGACCGATAACTCCCCCATAACGCCGGTGTTGGCGGTACGGAAT